GGGATGGGGTGTTCGGCTTGGGTGATGGCTTGTTCGTGGGTCATGGGCGGTGTTCTTCTTCTGTGGCGTCGTGGGCTGCGAATGTTGCGATTAGGTGGGCTGCTTGTTCTGCTGCGCGGACGGCTGCGTCTCGTTCGGCGAAGGCATCGAGGAAGTGTTCGGTTGTGACGAAGTCGATGGCGTGTTGGCGTGTTTGTTCGATGAGCTTGAAGTGTGGGTGTGGTCGGGAAATGAGGCTCATGGGGTGTCCTCTTCGGTGGCGTATTCGACTTCGGCGAGTGTCCAGCGAAGGGTTGCCCGCATTCCGGTTTCACGTGCGTTGTCGCGGGGTTTGTAGACCTTGGCGGGGAGGCGGAAGTGTTGAGCTTTTTCCCAGGTTTGGGTTCTGGCCTCGGCGAGGCGGTAGCGGTTCATTTGGTGTCCTGTCGTTCGAGCCATACGAGAAGTTTCAGGTCCCATTGGTGTGTGGTGTTGCGGGCTTCGTGGTGGGTGAGGAGTCGGGTTTTCTCGGTGTTGGGTGTGGCTTGTTGTGCTTGGCGTCGGGCGGTTTGGCGGGCTGCGGCGAGGGTTGTCATCGGGGCCCACCGAACCAGTGGAGGGTGCGGGCGATGTCGTATACGCGGGTGAGGGGTTCCCAGCGTGCTGCACGGCTCGCCGCGGCTCCTATGTCGTATGGGTTTGGGTAGGGCAGCTTTGCGTTGAGGGCCAGGGCTTCTAGCCGCATGTGTTCCGAGTTGTAGGTGGGGTGTCGGTTCATCGTCCCTCCCGGTTGTGTGCGTAGATGGCGAGTAGCTGTGTGTCGCGTGTGACGCGCCGGGTCATGTGGTACGCGTCGGTGCCTTCGTAGCGGAAGATGCTTTCCATGCGGTATGTGTCTTGGGTGTGGCGGATCAGGTCGCGGTTGAGCAGGGTCAGGTCGGGGTAGGTGTTCATACGGTCCATCCGTGGGAGTGGAGGGTGTAGGCGGCCCCTGCGGGCGCCAGTTCGTCGCTGTCGGCTATTGCTGCTCCCCAGACCATGCGGAGGTTTTCGCGGTGGGCCGCGGCGGTGTGGGTCGTTGTTAGTTCGGGTTTTCCGGGGCTAGTCCAGTAGGCGACGGCGCACGCGATGCCGTGGCAAATGGAGCGGTTGCCGCGGTAGACGGAGTTCAGGTAGCGGCCGTCTTCGTCGATGTCGTTGTTCATCAGCTCATCTCTTCCACTGGTTGCGTATGTTTTCGAGGGTCCAGCGGCGCGTGGCTTCGTTAGTAGTCCTCAGCACGGAACCTCTCCTTGCGTCACGTATGACTCCGAGGAGGTGCGCGGCTACTTCGCTGTCTGATCTCGTTTTACATAGCGTTGAGGTGTAAGCATGCTTCATGTTCGTCTCTCCAGTGATTCCACGGTTTCCCTATCGCGGTAGTGAGTAATGGCGAAGACCGCGTTGTGGGCTGTCAAGATTGAGGGTTTGTTCATGGCGCGTCGGGGTATGTGTTCATCGTCATGTCCATCGTTTGTCGTCGTGGAGGAACGCCATTCGCGGGTCGCGGAGTGTTCGGATGGCGTGTTTGCCGGTGAGTTCGGTGAGGAAGCTTAGGGCTCGGTTTTCCCAGTCGTTTGTGGCGTAGGCGCCGGCTGCCCGGCACGCGTCGCGGAAGCCGCGTTCGACGGCTTTGTAGTGGCTTGGGTCGGGGTTGAACCAGCCTGCGACGAAATTGGTTTTCATTTTTGCCTCTCTAACGCTTCCACGGTTCCCCTGTCCCCGAAATGGGCGACAACGAAAACGTTGTTGTGGGCTCGCCAGATCGGGGTTTTGTTCATGATGTGTCCGGTGTTGAGTTCGCGTCTGGCTTCGGTGTCGGCGTAGGCCTTGATCTGCCAGCGTCTCAGGTCGTACCAGGGGTTCATTTTCATGGGTTTTCCATTTCGGTTTCTACCTCGGCGCGGCTCAGGGAGCGGTAGTGGACGGCGTCGTAGGAGCGGAGTTCGGTAGGTCTGACGCCAGGCAGGTCGCAGGCGATGCAGCATCCGACGTCGAGGTCTTCTTTCACCGCGATCGCGGCGCCGGAGGACAGGCCGAAGTACCGCTCTAAGTAGTAGGGTGCGTTCACCAGTTCTCCCGGTGTCTGTAGAGCGCGTTCGCTTGCCGCCACCACGGCTGTTTACGGACCGCTTCGTCTAGTTTCTTGTTCGCCTGCCGGTACCTGTCGGTGCCGTGTTTTTCGTCGTACTTGCTGGCTTCCTCTAGTTCAGTCATCAGTTTTTGGATGTGTCGCCGTTCTTGTTTCCAGTTACCCATTTCCGTTTCCTTCCCGAAGGTTGTCCCATCTCCCGGCGGCGGTGCTCGTTTCGATGAGGTCAAGAGTGCGGAGCGCGACGTTCGCGGCCCGTTCGGCGTTTCGGACCCATGCCGCGCATCCAGCGCAGTGGGTTTGAGTGAACACACCCCGAAATGCCGCGTCGGCTTTTTCTAAAGCCCAGTCCCATCGCTGGTGGTAGGCCGGGTTCATGGTTTCCACCATCCGGCTTTTTCGGCTTCGTTGATCTGCCACATGTCTCCAGCGTGGAGGGCGCGTTCGGCTGCTATGCGCCGCGCGGACCACGCCTCGCTGCTGCTGTAGACATGAAGGGCGTGAGCCGCGAGGAACCCCGAGTACTCCACGTCGCCGTAGGCGCGTTCGTATGTCACCGCAGTGTCCTTTCGAGGTGATCGGAAACCACAGCTGAGACGCTCGTTAGTCGCTGTAGGTTCACGGTCCGTTCGGCGCTGAATTGCGCCAGCCGGCTCGTCGTGCCGAACTGAACCCACAGCCGCGTGTCCCACGTGTTCGCTCCGCGGGAGCTTGACACGTTCGCGGCCTGTCTCCTAGCGGATTCGTACGCTAAGTCACCGGGGCGGAGGCAAAAAGTGCAGGAACACCGCCCATAGCTCAGGTCTTGACTCACTGTTTCCTCCGGATCTTCGCCACGATCCACCGCCACGCCCGCGCGTAGATCTCGAAACCGCGCAGGAAATCCCGGAGCGTCTCCGGCGCAGCGATGACCATCCCCACCGCCACCCCCAGCAGAAACCCCATGAACACATTCACACCCGCTCCTCTTCCCACTCCCATAAATCTCCTCGGCTCCAACCTCCACGGTCGATGAAGGTGGCCCGGAGCGCCGCGCCGGCCGGGATGATCACATCCATGTACGCGTCCCCTTCCCAACCGATGTTGAACAGCTCAACCAACCGAGAGTCCCGGTCCCCCAACCGCGGATGCGGCATGCCGGCCTCCGCCGCCGCCCGGCGCGCACGGTGGTACCGAACCAGCCCAGCATCAAATCCCGAAGTAGCCATCACGCGTGGTCTCGGCAGAACACGACGTTCTTCCGTGCCAACCATCCCAACGATTCCGCGCCCCGCTGAGCCTCACCGTAAGCCTGCTTAGCGAACTTCCGGTACGTCCGCGGGTTCGTCGACACACCATCCCGGTGGTCGTACGGCACCTGCTGTCGGTGCGTCTTCTTGCACCCCTTCTCCTGGCACCTCAACTCGATCACAATGTCACGCTTCACACCCATCCCCTAACTATGTTTCGTCTTCCAACGCGGCGGACCTAACTTGCCAGAGTTCCCCTAACCGCGTGCCTGGCCCGGCCGCATTAAGAATCCCAATGTTTCTGTACAACGTGCCATCAGTATCCAGCTGGCAGCGCCGAGCGAGCAGCGCCGCCAAGTCGTAAGCTTCCTGATGCGCAGTCTCCAAAACACACCCCTTTATCCCCTTAGCTATTGTTCGGCAGATTCACAGATCAAATCCATAACCTCATACCGCACCCCGACCTCGTCCACCACATGCCAACGCGTGTCGGTGTATTCACCGAATAGGTACCTCTCCAACGCGGCATTCTCGGTTTTGCTGATCCTCAACCTGTAATTCGCATCCACGCCCGAGCTCCCCACATGTCCCCTTGAGTGTCGATCCCCGACGAACCCCTTGCGGCCGGCTCGCCGGGGAGACCACCCAACGATACCAACCACACCCCCAAACTGGCAACCCCCCCCTTCACAATCTGTCACGCGTATGACATCATCGACGACATGACACGCCAAACGGGAACGACACGCGCCAAACGCGCCGGCCGCTTCATACACGACAACATCGGCGTCGCGCCACTACTCGCGCCACTCATCATCGCCGGGTACTACCAAGCTGACCTCGCGACACACTCCTTCGGATGGCACGCGCCACTGAACCTCCTCTTCCCTGTCGCGATCGAAGGCGGCGCCGCGTGGGCCGCAGGGAACTACCACCGCCGACTAGTGGCAGGGGACTCCACGCTCGCCGCACGCCTTGGCATGCTGACATACGCCGTCGTGTCAGGCGTACTCCTGTACTGGCACGCACGCGACACTGGCATCCCTGTCGCGTCAGCCACCGCCGTAGGCGCTATGACAGTAGCCGCGCTCTGGATATGGACGCAGCGCGCCAAGAACGCCAAGCGTGACATCTTGCGTGACAGGGGGCTCATCGACGGTCAAGTGCCACGGTTCTCCGCCGCGCGCTGGGCCCTATGTCCAGTCGAAACCGCGAAAGCGTTCCGCTTCGCCGTCAAATACTCATACGCCGACCCGGCTGCAGCGCTCAGCGAATACCGAGAATCGACCCGCAAAATCCTCATCGATCCAGAAGAGTTCGCGCCGCCAACAGTGGAACCTGCCGAAACACCAATCTCGGAACGGCCTCATGTGGTCTACGAAATTCACGGGCCCGACCGCAGCCTGCTCTACGTGGGAATGACCTGCATATATCGGAAGAATCAAGACCCAAAGGAGTCAGAACTGCTGTCCCCCGAGATGCTCGCGAACGCGGCCGTCCGCCGAAGACTGGTCGAACATCGCAACAAACAGCCTTGGGCCGACCAAATCACAGCTGTATCGGTGCGATCCATCCACCCCAACAGGCAAGAAGCGATGGAGGAAGAACGAGCAGCGATCGCGGAAACCTACCCGGAGCACAACGTCCAAGGGAAACCCAAAAAACCCAGCTCAGCACCAGCGGAGCTGGCCCAGGAAAGGAGAAACGCCATGAAAACGAAAACCAAGAACCACGGCTACGGAGTGAAACCCGAAGACCTCGAGCCCTACCTGAAACAGCTCGAAGACCCCAAAGCCGTCAAAACAGACATCTACCGGGACGCCGCCAACCACTTCCGCGTCTCACCACGCTCCATCCAACGGTGGCTATCCGACCTACGGAAACAAACCGCACCAGCAACCCCACACACCGCCTAACGAACCACGAACAAAACACCGCACCACCAACACGGAACGAAAGGGCCGCCACGAGCACCACAACGGCCCCGCGACACACCACAGCACCACACGAAAACCAGCACCGGTAGGGGGACATCTGAAGGTCTAGCGAGCGCGACGCCGCAGTCCGCGCCGGACACGCTCGCTAGCCTATCCGGAATGTCAACCCCTGAACCGGGTGCAGAGGGTTCGCTGTAGGGGCTGAAGGTGCGCCGCGTGACCATTGATGATGCTTGAGGAGAGACACATGCAGATCCAGCCGCTGTCGGTGCTTGCTGGTGCGCTGATCAACGATTCGAAGTTCGCTCAGCGTGTCCTCGTGGGGGGCGCATTGGTGTTCGCGTTCGTGCGCGCGTTGTGGTGGGGACTGAAACACCCAGTTCACACCCTTCCCTTCATCATTTTCCTCGCTGCGACTGTGCATTTCTGGTCGTGGAAGGCGGGCCTGGTGTGGTTCTTCATCGCGGTGGCGGTGGCGGTGTGGTGGCGCCTGTTTCAGCTGTTGCGGTATTCGGAGATCGATTCGTGGGCGAAGTTGTTCCGTGGTTTGCCGCGGTTGAGGTATGTGCTGCAGGCGTGGGAGGGGTGTTTGTCGAAGCTGCGGCCGAAGTTGGAGATCGAGGGGGAGTTGCCGTTGTTGTTGCGGCCGTTGGTGACGCATACGGGGATCGCGGGGATTGTTGATACGTCGGTGGTGGCGAAGGACGCGGGGGTGTTGAAGCAGTATGAGCGTGATTTGGCTGCGGCGTTGCGGTGCGACAGGGTGATTTTTGAGCCGTTCGGTTCGTATTTGGCTGAGGTGCGTGTCGATTGGGGCCGGCATTTGGCGCGGACGTTGGCGGTGGGGGATGTGCCGGCGGCGACGTCGCGTGGGGGTGAGTGGCCGGAGAATGTGGCGTTTGGTTTGACGGAGTCGGGTGGCCCGGCGGAGGTCGCGGCGAATGAGTCGATTCTTGCTGGGGGGATCACGGGGTCGGGTAAGTCGTCGTTCGCGTGGGCGTATATCGCTGGCCTGATTGAGTCGGGGATTCCGTTTCGGCTGCGGGTGTGTGACGGGTCGGGGATGGAGTTCGTGGAGTTGAAGAAGGTCGTGAATCAGGGGTTGGTTCATGACTATGTGTCGGGGGTGGATCAGGACGCGTTGGAGGCGTTTTTTAAGCGCGCGGAGAAGGCGATGGCTACGCGGATGGCGTGGTGTGAGGCGCGGGATATTCGGTTGTTTGTGCCGACGCCGGAGCATCCGTTGGATGTGATGATTGTGGATGAGTCGATTCCGATTTCGGAGCAGTTGCGGGTGCAGGGTGTGGAGCATCCGATTTCGCGGATTGCGTATTTGGGTCGGAAGTCGGCGCAGGTTGTGGTGATGTTGACGCAGGCTGGGCAGAAGGATGTGATGGGGAAGGTGCGGGATTTGTTCCCGCGGCGGATTTCGTTCCGTACGGCTTCTCGGGTGTTGACTGAGGTTGTGTTGGGGGATGGGGCGGAGAAGGAGGGGGCGAAGTGTTCGGCGTTGCATGAGAAGTTCGATCGGGGTGTGGGGGTGTTGGGTGTTGCTGGCGGGTTCGCGAAGTTCCGGACGCCGTGGATTAGTGATGAGCACACGCGGGTGATCGCGTCGGGTGCGTTGCCGGAGGCGGCGGAGGGTTCGTTGGTGGATGCGCCGACGACGTTGTACCGCAGGTGGGGCCCGGGGTCACGGTTGTTGTATGTGGGGATTGTGGTGACTGGTCGGGAGGCTGGCCGTTGGGGTGAGCATGAGCGGTCGAAGCCGTGGTGGGGTACGGAGGAGGAAGGGTTTGAGACGACGTTGGAGTATTTCCCGGATCGGCGGGAGGCGAAGGCGGCGGAGACGTTGGCGATTAAGCGGGAGAAGCCGCTGCACAATATCGCGGAGAATCAGGCGGGTAGGAGGATGAATCGGTGGATAGGAAAGTGAGAAGGGGCCGCGCGAGGGCGTACATGAGGGCGCGGCTTGTGGCGTGGGAGAGGTTGCCTCATATTCTTCGGCTCAGGGTTTCTCATCCGGAGCCTGCCAGGAGGTTGCCGCAACATTTGGCGCAGGTTGAGCAGGCGGCGTTGCGTGATGAGTGAGGTGGGTTGGTGGTCGTCGACGTGTTCGCCGGAACTGGACAAGGCCCGGATGGCCATGTGGCGGAAGTTCAAAGAGTCGGGCTTAGAGAACTACTGGTTCTACGAACATTCCTGGGCGTACGAGAGCGCGGCTAGAGCTGCTATCAGGGTTGAGGATTGGGGAATGGGGAGTGATGGCTAAGTGGGAGAGATTACGGCTTGAGCGTCGGATGGAGATGCACCGTGTGCTGCCGGGAGAGTTCAGGTACTTGGTGGCTGTAGCCGCGGAGCTGGTTACTGGGTCCGATCGGCTCCGGCGGCTTGCCCCCCGCATCGGCCAGGTGGAATGGCAAGCGTGGGAAGCACTTCGTGAGGGAGAGTTCTGATGTCGGTTGATTGGGAGTTTCTGCGGTTGATCGATCCTGGCTGGTGGGGGCCGAGCGCGAGCCAGGTTTTGAACGGGGCCCGGATCGAAGCGTGGCAGAAGTGCACGGAAGGCCGGTGGGAGGAGTCACCGGCTGAAGGGGTGCTAGCGCGGAATAAGGCTTGGGTGGTAGTTCAGCGCGTGTCTAAGGCGGACATATTGGAGGATGAGGCGCAGTTCGCGGTGGATTGGGCCTCCGGTGATTGAGGACTGGGAAGGGCCATACGACGAAGCGCGCTCTAAAGCATGGCATTTGGCTCCCGACCGGCAGGTTTACGGCTACCAGGAGGATGAGGCGCACGATCGGGGCCGCGAAGCGACCGCTTTCTATCGGCTGTACACCGAAGTGGAAGCAGCCGTCGAGGAGGAGATGTGAGAGATTTTTCGGTCCCGGACGGACGGGAACCAACCTACGATCAGGCGCGCCGCGCGGCATGGGACGCGATCCCTGGAATGGAAATTGACGAGCGGATTATTGCCGTGTGGTTCATCGGTGAGGCCGCGGTGGCCAGTCCAAGGAGAAACGCTGCGACGCGGGAGACTATGGGTTAAGATGACGTCTTCTCTTTAAGCCTAACGGGAAGAGTAGACACGATGGTGCGCGTACGGGGACACATCTCCCATTCGAAGACAGGCAGGCCCTACTGGCGGCAAAAGCACGACCGAGCCGGTGGGGGGTGGTCGTGGGCCAAGTCGCAGCTGAAACCGCAGATAGCTGTGGCCGGAGTCGCAACCGCTTCCGCTGTCACATGGGGTTTCACGGCGGTAATGTCAACGTCGGCCGCGGTGCTGTACGGGGTGTCAGTGACCGCGCTCGGGGTGATGGGACTAAGCATCCGCCCGAAGCGGCAGTACCCGCGGCGGAAAAAATACGGGGCGACGAAGGCTCGCGCCTACAGGACGGGGCGGAAAATGAAGAAGGGTTGGAAGAGAGTGAAGGGGAAGCTTTCACCGCGCCGGTATGTGTTGCGGAAGCGGCGCCAGTTCGGGGATTGGGCGTTGGGTCCGTGGCGGCGGTGGTCGCAGTCGCGGCGGGAGGCCTTGTGGGCTCAGGTGCACAGGGCGCAGCGCGCGGAGGTGGTTCGTGACAAGTCGGGGAACGTGATCGGTTTGCGCCAGTATCAGGCGGGGAGGAAGTGATCGTCTGTTATTGTTGAGGGGCACACCCACGGAGGGCGCGCTTGTAGGCTAGTCCCCGCCTCGCGCGCCCTCCTCCCTTCTCTCCTGTAGAATTTGTGGTAGCTGCCGGCTGGTCCGGGGAGCCTGGTCGGCAGCCCTGTCACCTTGGTGTAATGGCAGCACAGCGGTCTCCAAAACCGCGGGCTCGGGTTCGATTCCTGAAGGTGGTGCTCTACGCGTTGAGGTACTGCCCGATCGCTTGGAGTTGCGGCAGCGGTGTCCCATCGGCGGTCATGATCGAATACCCCGCCTGGTGCACGTCACCGGTCTTGTAGGCGACGTAGAAGTTCACGCGCTCCACCTGCGGGTACCTGCGCGCCAACTCCAAATATTCGAGGTAGTGCGCCGCGGAGATCTCCGCCGTGGCCACCCCGTACCGCGACACGTCGGTGATGCCGTCGTTGGAGTGCACCGACACCCCGCACTCGGTCCACCAGACAGGTTTGGTGTTGTCCCGCCAGTACGCCATGTGTTCCAGCACGCGGACGCCGTAGGTCGCGCGCGGTTTCTCGTACAGGTCGGTCGCGAGGGGCGACTTGGTTTGGTTTCCCTGGTAGGGGTGCCACGCCATGATGTCGAAGTAGTCTTTCGAGCCGCGGGAGTAGCAGGCGTCGATGAACGCCGCGTCGGTCTGAGACGGTCCCCCGAACACGACAGTGGCGCCGGGGTGGCCGGCCTTCAGGCCAGTGTGGGCGCGCTGCAACACCGGAAGGTACCGCTCCGCGTGCACAGCGGGGTCAGTTGAGTCGACGCCTGTGAACGATTTCAGGTTGGGTTCGTTCCACACCTGCCACGCGTGGACACGGGGCCCGAAGGTGGCGGCGATGTTGTGGCAGAACGTCTGCCACGCCCCCAGATCGGACGGGAACTGTTTCTCAGTCCCGGTCGACGGGCGCGCCCACGTGGGTGACTGGTGGAGGGTGAGGAGAACTTTCAGACCGCGCTGCTCGGTGGCGTCGAGAAGAAGTTTGAGGCGTTTGAGGTAGTAGTTCGTGTCGGGCGCCCACGCGTTGGTAGGCATCGCGGTGGACCACCCGAAGTCGACGCGCACAAGGTCAACACCGTGGTTCTTCAGCGAATCAAGGTGCTGCCCGAACGCTGGGACTGGTGCGCCGGAGGTCCAGTACATGTCCCATAGGCCGTGGAAGTTGACGCCTATGGCGGGGGTGGCGTGTTGGGGGTTGGCTTTGACGATGCGGATGCTGTCCGCTTGGGACCAGTCGGTGGTGGTTTCGATGACGGCTTCAGGCATGTCGTTCCTCCTCGTTCGCGACGGTTTCGGCCTCTTCGGCTTCACGCGCCAGGGTTTTCCGTAGAGCTTGCCGCTCACGGCGTTTCATGCGTCGACGATCCTCGTCAGCGCGCGGGTTCGTGTGACCGGGGCAACCGCAATGTTCACTCACACAGTCCGCCATGATCCCCAACATCCTCCCCATCAGAACCCCCTACGGGTTTTTTCTTCTTCGGTCATCTCCGGCCAGCGCCACATGCCATTACGGAACTCCATCTCACCCGCAAGGGTGCACTCACCCGGTTCAACTTTCCGATGTTTATCGAACAGTGTCACCCCGCTGAAAGTGCGGTGACAGACAGAGCAGTGGCAGATGTTCTTCCCTGTCCACGTGGCGTCACAGCTACACATCGTTCCCACTGGAATCCTCCTGTACCGAAATCTAAGCCCCTGAAAACTCCGGGGGTATACCGACCTACCAAAACCCGATTTAAGGCGCTGAGATTTCTGCTCACTAAAGCAGGATCAACTGTTCTGGATCACGCAGCCGCATACGAACGCGACCGAGACCCCCTCAACACCAACTTCCGCAACCGCGACCGAAACACCGCCACCGGAGAACCCATCCCCTCCAACCCCAACACCGAAGCCTCCGCCAAATCGAACCGCTCCCAACCCAAATCCAGCAACTCACGCACCAACGGCGTCAACTCCGCCCGCTCCCGCACCGACAACTCCAACGGAATCGTCCGCAAAAACGCCTGAGCCTCCAATAAGTTCTTCGGCAAAACCTCCTCGCGCGCCATCCGCCACGCGAACTCCCACGACTCATCAAACCCCAACCGAGTCACGAACAACTCCAACAAGTCATCCCGCGTCGGCTCCGGCGACTTCAACCGCAACCCCGAATTCGACGTCCGCTCCCCCTGCAAGTTGAAATACCCAATCCAATCCCCGCCAGGGGTGAACCACGCCTGGAACTTGAACGTCTCCCCGCGAACCTGGTCCTCCGGATACGAACCGATCGGCAAATCCGACACGTACCGCGCGAATCCCGGCGCCAAGAAATCCACCGACTGCAACCGGCGCAACGGCGCATCCGCACCGGCAGGCTTCGTCCGCGCACACACATCACCCAACCGGGTTTTGAATTCCTCAACCTCAGCCAGCGACGGAGGTTTCTCCGAGAACGGGTCCCCGACCGCAACTTCCTCCCTCGTCGGCGCGCTCTTCGGTTTTTGATCTTCAAGGGGTTGATCTTCGAAGTCTTCGAAATCGCCCCCCCTTAGCGCTGGATCGCCGGAGTAGAGATCGATTTTCTCGCCGTTGGGCCCTACTACCGTTACGTAGGGACGGGGGTGTAGTTCAAGATCTTCAAGTTCAAGATCTTGATTTATTGGTGTGTTCTCTTGGTGTGTTCTTGGGTCACTTGATGAAGTGACGGGGGTCCCTTGATGAAGTGACTGGTTCTGACCTGCGGAAACTCGCGTTTCCCCTGGTCGCAGCTTGTCACTTGATGAAGTGACCCCCCCACCAGGATCTACATCGATCAGGAAGTAGTCCAGACCGGCGAGACTCCCGTCCGGGCGCCGACGTTCAGAGGTGGTGAGGAGATTGTGAGAGCGCATTTTCTGGATGGCGTTCCGGACTGTGTTGACGGCCACGCCGGCGCGTTCGGCGATGGTTTTCGTTCGGGGGTAGCCGTAGCCTTCTCGGTCGGCGAAGGACCTTAGAGCTACGTAGACGGCGACCTCGGCGCCTTTGAGATATTTCAGGGTCCAGACGGGTACGAATGCTGAAGGCCCGATTTGGCTGGTGACTCTTCCTGATTCATTTTCAGCCGGGTTCATGTGTCACTAACCTTCCGGTTGTGACGTGGGGATCATCTGCCCGCTTTGTCAGCGGTAGTGGCTTCCGGTAGAATGGTCCTCACGTCATGTTGGGTGTTAGAAAACCGTCCCTCCCGATTAGCAGTCGGGGCCACAGGGGCGGTTTTCTTATTCGAGGACTTCAGCTTACTCGCCCACTTCCTGTCGGCGTGTCGCCTATGCGGGTTATGTTTACAGCAACTACCCCGAGGCCCTGGCGGCCACGAAGCCCAGGAGGCTCACCATGGGGAACCTGCCCACCCCACCTAAAGCCGGCCGGTCCACCGCCAAGCGTTCCGAGGAGAAACTCGGTAACTCCCACGGCCAACGCGACCGGAAACCGAAGGTCATCGAAGCCACGCGCACTGAATACACCCCACCCGAACCGGACCCGGACTGGGGTCCTGCGGCTACCCGCTGGTACCAGTCGCTGCCGCTGTCGGCGTTTTCGAACCTGTACGAGCCGTCCGACTGGGAAACCGCGTGGTTCCTCGCGAAGTACCTCAACGATCTGACGAAGCGCCCGTCTGCTCACGGCCTGGCCGCGTTGATGTCCGGCATGGGTGAGCTGATGGTCACTGAAGCGTCCCGGCGCCGCGCGAAAGTCGAGATCATGTACCCCGACCCGGACGAGGCGCAGCAGCAGCAGGCCCGCATCATCAACATTCAGGACCGGTTGAAGGGCACGAGCAGTGGCCGCGTCCGTGCGGTATGACGTAGCCGCTGAGGGGATTTGTTGGGGTCCGACGTGGAAGAAGACCCCCGAGGGTGAATGGTTGCTGCCGGAGTACTCGCTCGGTTTGGGTGTGATCGAGTGGTGCGAAACGAACCTGTGCCAACCAGACGGACCCGACACGGGCGACCCGTGGCGGTTCACTGACGAGCAGCTGCGGCTGATCATGTGGATCTACGCGGTCGACGAGAACGGCCGGTTCCTGTTCAACGAGATCGTCATTCAACGCATGAAGGGCTGGGGGAAGGACCCGTTCGGGGCGGCGATCTGCGCCGTTGAGCTCCTCGGGCCGGCCAGGTTCTCCCACTGGGACCCCGAGACCGGTGAACCTGTCGGTAAGCCTCATCCTTCGCCGTGGATTCAGACCGCTGCAGTGTCGAAGGAACAAACCCAGAACACGTTCCTGCTTTTCCCGAACCTGTTCTCGAAGCAGCTGCAAGAGCTGTACGGGATGGAGATCGGGAAGGAGAAGATGTACGCGGTCGCCCGCGGACCGGTGCACGCGGTCACGTCGTCGGCCCGCGCCCTGGAGGGTGGCCGCACCACCCTGTTGCTCGCGAACGAGACGCATCACTGGCTGGCGAACAACGGCGGCGTGGAGATGGACCGCGTCGGGAAACGTAACCTGGCGAAGTCCCGCGACGGTCAGGCGCGTCTCATCAAAATCACCAACGCCCCGTTGCCGGGGGAGGATTCCGTTGCGGAAAAAGACTGGTATGCTTATACGCAGCATGTAGAGGGCCGTTTGAAGAATTACCGAGTCTTGTACGACTCGCTCGAGGCCCCGGCTGACACTAAACTTGATGATCCTGACTCGCTTCGGCGGGGAATTTCTGTTGCCCGCGGCGATTCCGTGTGGGTGAATGTGGACCGGATCATGGAAGCGGTGTGGGACATCAACACTCCACCGCAGGTCGCCCGCCGGTTCTACCTGAACCAGATCGTCGCCGCGGAAGACGCATTCGTCGTCCCGCAGGACTGGGACGCTCTCGCTAACTACGACCGCATCGTCCCTGACGGGGAAGAGATCGTCGCGTTCTTTGACGGTTCGAAGTCCGATGACTCCACTGGCATTGTCGGTAAATGCCTATCGGATGGCCACGAGTTCGTGATCGCCGTGTGGGAACACCCCTCGAATCCCGACTTGGAGCGGTGGGAAGTTCCCCGCCACGAGGTTGACGCCGCGGTCGCGAGGATGTTCGACCGGTTCAAGGTTCACGCGTTCTACTGCGACTTGTGGGGCTGGGAGTCCTACATCGATAAGTGGATGGATGAACACGGCAGCAAGGTGACGGTGTACGCGGTCGCTGGTGAGGGCAAGACGTCTCACCCGTTCGCGTGGGATATGCGCGCCCGTATACCGGAGTTCACGCAGGCCGCTGTGCGGTTCGTCGCCGACGTCGAGTCCGGCGCGTTCACCCACGACGGCCACCCGATCCTGCGCCGCCACGTTCACAACGCGCGACGCGCCCCGAACCGTTGGGGTGTGTCGTTGGCGAAGGAACACCGGGAGTCCCCGAACAAGATCGACCTCGCTGTGTGCGCTGTCGGCGCGGGTAAGGCTTGGCGGGATGTCCGCGCGGTGTTGGCGGCGAAGAAGGTGAAAGAGAAGTCGGCCGGTAGGGCGTATTCGTTCAGCTAAAGGAGGTGCTTTGTGGCTACGTCGATCGATGATGGGCGGAAGCTCACGAAGAAACTCCTCGAGAAAACGCAGATCGAACGCACCCGGTTGGCGACCATCTCGAACTATGTGCGCGGTTCTCACTCTCCGGTGTACACCCCGAACGGGGCGCAGAACGAGTACAAGTGGATCACTGACCGTTCGTCGTTCAACATGCTGAACCTGATCGTGTCAACGATCGCGCAGAACCTATACGTGGATGGGTACCGCCGCAAGGAGGAGTCTTCGGACGCTAAGGCGTGGGAGATTTGGCAGGCTAACCGCTTCGACTTGTTGCAGGCCGGCATCTACAGGTCGGCGTTGCAGTTCGGGTACGCGTTCGCTGTCGCCCTCCCCGGCACCCGGAACACCCCAGACGGCGAGGAGGACATGCCGCAGCTGCGCCCAGTGTCGGCGCGCCGCATGATCGCCGCCTACGAAGACGAAATCCTCGACGAGTGGCCCCAGTACGCGGTCGAGATTTCCACAGGGTTCACCGCTGATGGGGAAAAGTTCACGGCCTACTTCTACGACGATGAAAACATCATCGAGTACTCGGCCCGCGACATCTCCTGGAACGACCTAAAGCACGTCGATACCCGGAAGCACGGCACCGGGTTTTGCCCTGTGGTGAAGTACCGCAACATCATCGACCTGGACGGGAACAACTGGGGCGAGGTCCAGCCGCTGCTGAATGTGCAGGACCAAATCAACTTCACCACCTACGGCCTGTTGATGGCCCAGCTGTATTCGGCGTTCCGGCAGCGGTGGGCCACTGGCCTGGACCGCACGACCGACGAGAACGGTTCCCCGATGCAACCGTTCCGGCCGATGATTGACGCGATCATCGCTTCGGAGTCCACGGACACGAAGTTCGGCGAGTTCGCCGCCACTGACCTGAATGGCTATTTGAAGTCCCGCGAAGAGGGCATGCGCGGGATGGCGATCATGTCGCAGCTCCCGCCTTACCAGCTGATCGGCACCGGGGATTTAGCCTCGGCTGAGGCTTTGGCGGCGGCGCGGGATGGCCTGGACAGGTTGGTGAATGAGCGGCAGCAGTCGTTCGGGGAGTCTCACGAGCAGCTGCTGCGGTTGGCGTCGAAGCAGAACGGTGACACGACGGGCTGGAATGACCAGTCGGCGCAGGTTGTGTGGCGGGACACGTCCACTCGGGCGTTCGCCGCGACGGTGGACGCGTTGACGAAACTCGCTTCCGGTCTCGGCATCCCGGTGAAAGCTTTGTGGGAGAAGATCCCCGGCGTCACGAAGAAGGACGTTGAGCGCTGGTCTGAGATAGCCGAGAAGGAACCTGACGCGCTGGATCTGATTCTGCGCGATATGACTATGCCGAGGAGCCGCAATGGCGCAGGCGACGCTGCGGTATCAGGCGGATCTCAACCAGCTTCTCGATGACTTCGAACCCCTGGTTGTTCGGGTCGCTTCGTCCGCCGATGCTAACGATATCGATACGTGGTGGCGCGGCGCGCTACCCACGTTGATGGCGTTGACGGCAGCGTTTTTCCCCGCCTCCTACGACGTGTCGGTCCGCTACTTGTCTGACCTGGCTGAGGAGAACGACGAGGATCTCGCGTTCCCCCCGCTGGTCACTCCCCCGGCGGGGAAGTTAGCGACATCGTTGACGGTCACTGGCCCGGTCGCGTTCAAACGGTCCATCGGTGAGGGCCGCACGGTCGCTGAGGCTGTCCGCAATTTGCAGACCGGCCTGGTCGGTTCGTCGTCTCGGCACGTGCGCAACGTTGGCCGCGCGACGGTGATCGACGCCGCTGTCCGGAACCAAACGGTTGTGGGTTGGCGCCGCGTCACCGCTGCGAACCCGTGTTTCTTCTGCGCGCTGCTGGCGTCCCGCGGCGCGGTGTACGAGTCTCGTAACACTGCGCTGTTCACCAACGGGGACCCGTACCACGACCATTGCCGCTGCACAGCCGAACCCCTTTTCGGCGAAGAGGAAGACCCGGCGTCTGTGCAGGAGCTGTACGAGTTTTACCTGAAGGCAACGGCCGGCACGTCTGGTCGTGAGGCCCGGAAAGCTTTCCGCCGCGCTTGGAATTCCCGCGGCGACGTGTTCCGGGGCCCCCTCGGTATCTGAAGAATTTCCCAGGCCTGGAGCCGGGAAAACCAATGCGCGCGAGTCCTGGTGGCCGCGTGCCCGATGAAGGAGTTACCCCATGACTGCTCCGGTAGTGGTCCCAGATAACCCCGAAGACGCCAACCAGCAGCCCGACCCACCTCAGGCCGACGTCGACCCGGCGCCGGAACCGTGGGAGGACCCGAAACTCGCCCGTAAGGAGATCGAGAAGGTCCGCCGGGAAGCCGCGAATTGGCGGGCGAAGGTTCGCGACCTTGAACCTCTCGCGCAGAAGTGGACGGAAAAGGTCGACTCGGAGAAGACCGAGTTGCAGAAGCTTCAGGAACGCGCCGCGGAACTCGAAGCCGAGAACCAGGAACTTTCGCTGAAGTCGCTCCGGCAGCAGATCGCGGCGGAAGCTGGTTTGCCTTCCGATTTCCTTCCGCTTCTCAACGGCACCCCTGAGGAGATGACCGCGACCGCTCAAACCCTCGCGGAGAAGTACGCCTCCACAGGCACGTCGTCTAACAGCGTCGGCTACACGCGCCCGAAACCCGCTTTGCAGGTCGGGTCCGCTGCCGCCGACCAAGCACCTTCCATGGATGACCTAATCCGCAGTTGGCGCTAACAGCACTGCTTGGCCGCAGAACCGGCTGAACCCTTTCTAGCCCGGTCTGCTCTAGAAAGGAGTACATCGCCATGCCCTATGACACGATCATCACCCGCGATACCCCGAACACCCCGGACCCGTTTATCCCGGAAACGTACGTGTCGCAGATCCTTCAGGACGCACCTAAGGCGTCTGCGGCTTTGACGTTGATGCGGCGCCAGCCGATGTCTTCGAAGAAGACCCGCCAACCTGTCCTGTCGGCGCTCCCGACCGCGTACTGGGTTGACGGCGACGTGGGGATGAAGCAGACCACGAAGCCGGTGTGGGACAACCTCGAGTTGATCGCTGAGGAACTCGCGGCGATCGTGGTCATCCCTGACGCCTACTTCGACGACGCGAACATCCCGCTGTGGGAGGAAATCCGCCCGCTGTTGGCTGAAGCGATCGGTAAGAAGATCGACGAGGCTGTGCTGTTCGGTGTCGATAAGCCGTCTACGTGGCCGACTGACATCTACCACGGCACGCTGGCCGCGGGTAACGTCCGCGTCGCCGGCACTGGCGACGACCTCGCGCAGGATGTTGCGTTCCTCGGCCAAACGTTGGCGGAGGACGGGTCCCGTCTCGGCGGGTTCGCTTCGCAGCCGGGGTTCAACTGGCGCCTGGTGGGTATCCGCACCTCTCAGGGTGTCCCGATCTATCAGCCGGCTCTCACCGAGGGTGAATTCGACCGCCTGTATGGGCGTCGGTTCTTCGAAGTGGAGAACGGTTCGTGGGACGCCTCGGAGGCGCTGCTTATCGGTGGCGAGTGGAACAAGGCGATCATCGGTGTCCGTCAGGACATCACGTACCGCATCTTCGACCAGGGCGTCATTTCTGACGACGATGGCAATGTGGTTGTGAACCTGATGCAGCAAGACTCCAAGGCGATGCGTGTCGTTATGCGTGTCGGTTTCACCGTGGAGGAACCGCTGGACCGTATCGCCGGCACCGGCACTCGGTACCCGTTCGCGACGCTGCAGTCGGCGACCGCGGGCTCGTAATAGAATCACCTCACCTTCCCGACCCGCCTCACCGCGGGTCGGGAAGGCACGCCGACAACCAAGGGAAAAACACATGACCACGCCGAAAGCCTTATACATTGTCCCCTCGCGGGGTCGACCCGAGAACATCGCCCGTTTGATGGGCGCGTGGCGGGACACGAAAGCGACCGCGCAGCTGATGGTGTGCGTCGACGCCGACGACCCTGAGTTGGACACCTACAAAGCGTTGGGTGTTTCTCACGATCCGAAGATCATCGTTTCGTGGGGCGCCCGGCAGAAAATCTGCCAGATCATCAACTCCGCCGCGAATGCCCACGCGCACCAGTACGACCACATCGGGTTCATGGGCGACGATCACCTTCCCCGCACCGAGCGCTGGGATGCTGAGTTGTCCGAGGAAATCATCCGGATGGGCGGCACAGGTGTCGCGTATGGGAACGATTTGTTGATGTCGGAGAAGATGCCCACCGCGGTGCTCTTGTCGGCTGACATCATTCGTTCGCTGGGCTACATGGCCCCGCCCACGCTTGAGCATCTGTGTCTGGATTTGGTGTGGAAAGACTGGGGCGAAGGCCTGGAACGCATCTCCTACCGGGATGACGTTGTCATTGAGCACATGCACCCCGCGAACGGTAAATCTGATCTGGATGATCTGTACAGGGAGAACAATTCCCCGGAGCAGACCACTCGTGACGCGGACGCCTATTACGCGTACCGTGACGGCCCGGTGGATGACCGGAAGCCTTCTCTCGAGGGTGATTTGGATGAGCTGCGGAAGCTGCTGGGGGCGGAGTGAATATCCTCGTCACTGGCTCGTCCGGGTTCATCGGATCGTTTTTCACGGACAGGTTCCTAGCGCAGGGCCACGGTGTCACCGCGGTGGACATCGCTGATGAGTACTTCCCGCGGGACTGCCGGGAGTTCTTCAAGCGTTCCACTCAGCAGTTCGACTTGGTGGTCCACTGCGCCGCGCTAGTCGGGGGCCGGGCCACGATAGACGGCCGCCCGCTGGCGGTGGCGGGGAACATGGCCATCGACTACGACATGTTCGAGTGGGCGCTGCGTACCGAGCAGAAACGCGTCGTGTACTTCTCGTCCTCGGCCGCTTATCCGGTGCCGCTGCAAGCTAAAGGCTCCGGGCATGGGAATCTCCGCGAGTCCGATATCGATCTGAACGCGCCGGGGCTTCCGGACAATACGTACGGCTGGTCGAAGCTCACGGGTGAACGCCTCGCCGCGTTGGCCGCCGCGCAGGGTCTACCGGTTCACGTGTTCCGTCCCTTCTCCGGTTACGGCGAAACCCAGTCGAAGGACTACCCGTTCCCGGCGTTTATTGAACGCGCGAAGCAGCGGGAAGACCCGTTCATGATTTGGGGTGATCCGTCTTCGTCACGGGACTGGATACACGTGGAAGACGTCTTCGGTGCGGTGATGACCGCGATTGACCGCGACATCCGCAACGGCCCGATCAATCTGTGCACCGGCGTGGAGACAACGTTCCTTCAGCTCGCTTCCATGGTGTGCCAGCAGGCCGGCATCGATCCGCTTGTTCTGCCGGTGGAGGGGAAACCGCAGGGTGTTCACCGCCGCGTCGGTGACCCGACTCTGCTGAACACGTTCTTCACCCCGCGCGTCTCGCTCACGGAAGGTATCGAGAGGGCGTTGCGCGCATGAAACTTGTGGCTGTTCTCCACTGCTACCCGCCCCAGCACAACGCTGGGGCGGAGTGGGCAGTGCACACTCTGCTCCGGGGCCTGGTCGGAGCCGGGCACTCCGCTGATGTCGTGCTCACTTCCCAACCGGGCGCCGAGTACGAGTTGGATGGGGTGTCGGTTCACCCGTTCGTTCACAAGTCCGATCCGGGGAAGTACTGCCAGCAGGCCGATGTGGTCCTCACCCACTTGGAGAACACTCCGCGCGCCACGGCGATCGCCCGAATCCTGAAGCTGCCCGTGGTCCACGTGCTGCACAACACCTTCGACCCGTCGAAGAAGTGGATCGTGCCGGATGTTGGTTTAGCGGTGTACAACTCGGAGTGGATGCGTCGCGATTACCAAAAGTTCTTCGATTTCCACGGCGATCCTAAGGTCCCTTCGGTGGTGGTGAACCCGCCGGTGCTGGCGGAGGATTACCGCACGAAACCCGGCACGAAGGTCACGCTGATCAACATGACCGAGGCCAAGGGCGCGCTGGTTTTCTGGGAGCTCGCTGAGGCCATGCCCGACGTGGAGTTCCTCGCTGTCGTCGGCGGCTACGGGGAACAGATCCTCGCCCACCCCAAGGGTCTGGAACTGCCGAACGTGACGATCCACCCTCACACTCCGGGCCACGACATGAAAACCGTGTACGGGCAGACCAGGGTGTTGTTGATGCCATCGGAGTATGAGTCGTGGGGCCGCGTCGGTGTCGAGGCGTTCGCGTCCGGTATCCCCGTGATCGCTCACCCCACACCGGGCCTCACTGAATCTCTCGGGTCGGCCGGGGTGTTCTTGGACCGCTCGCATGTGCTGAGTTGGGAGCACCGTCTCCGCGAGCTGCTCGACGGCCGTAAGTGGAAGAGGTTTTCCCGAGAGGCGAAAGCCCGCTCGGTGGAGCTGGACCCGGCGCCGCAGATCCAATCGTTTGTCACAGCCATGGAGGTGCTTCATGCTCGTCACGCAAGAAAGCGTGGAAGCCCGCCTCCGTAGGTCACTAACGGAAGACGAAGAGGCCCAGTTCCCGTACCTGGTCGCGGACGTGGAGTCCTTCATCACCTCCTACACTGAACGCGCGTTCACGGTCGCGGACCGCACAAAAATCCTGCGGGCTGAACGCGGCATCATCCACCTGCCCGACCGGCCCATCGTGTCGGTGACGTCGGTGAAGCAGATCCAACGCGACGGAACCCCCGGACCGGCCACGCAGGATTTCGCGTTCGACGGCATCTTCAAACTCCGCATCGGGTCGAGCTCGTACGTCATTAACGGCCCTGAGTGGTGGTGGGACGGCGAATCCGGTTCCACGTTCCAGACCTACCAGGTGGTGTACCGTTCCGGCTACGCCACCCCGCCGGCCGACATAGTGTCGATCGCGCAGAACCTCGTCACGAACGCGCTCGTCGGGTCAGTAGCGGTAGCCCCAGGCATGTCCGGTGTTTCCCGCATGGCTATCGGGGATGTGGCGTATACGTTCGCTGGCGGCGGCATTGGCCGCATAGAAGCCTACCTGTCCGATGACGACCGGAAGATCCTCAACAAGTACCGCGGTTTGGCTCACACCAGCATGTACGAGGCCTAGCCATGTACATCCCGAACATCACCCCAGCTGTCCTGGTGACACCTTCAACGACCGTCAATTCCCGCGGTGACACCGTGTATCACTACGACGGCACCGCGGCCCGGACACCGTTGGCGTGTTGGATTCAGCAGCGCGGTGTCCAGTCGGTCGGTTCGTCACGCAACCAGTACTCCGATGGCCGAACCGCCGGCGAGTCGACATGGATTTTGTACACCAACCAGCCGGGGGTGACGCGTTTCAGTCACATCGAATGGGGCGGGCACGTGTTCACCGCTGATGGTGAGCCGAACCCCACGCACGGTTTAGCGCCTGGCGTTGATCACTACGAGATCAATTTGCGGCTCGTTGAAGGATAAGGAGGGCAACGGTGGCTACTCTCGACCGTTACGTACCCAACCGAAGCGGCATCCTCGCGATCCTCAAATCCGATGGAGTCACCAAAGAGCTCCTGTCTATTGGCGAGCGGGTCAAGTTCATCGCGGAAGCTAAGTTCCAGCAGATGGAAACCCATCACCGTCCTGGTGAACGAGGCGTCCCGCTGGAGTTCCGTGTCATATCGGCACCCACTAAAGTCCGGTCCCGCGTGCGGGTCATCGCGGACCACCCTGGCGCGCTGAACGCTGAACGGAAACACGCCATCCTCGCTAACGCGCTCCGAGCCGCGGGATAAACCCCATGCCCACCAACTTCCCCGATGTGGTCCCTCTCCTCATCGGGTATCTGAACACGTCCATGACCCCACTCGTTGCTTCCCGCGTCCCGGACCCGCGCCCTGAGCAGTGGGTGCAGGTCCGCCGCAACGGCGGTGTGAAACTCATCGTCCGCGACCAGGCGATCATCACCTTCACCGTGTGGGACGCCGTGGATGAGGACCGCTGCTTCACCAACCTGAAAACCACCCGTTCTCTCGTCCACGACCTGCAAGGCACCGCGACGCTCGGGCCGATGGTGTACCGGGTGCAGGAAATCACTGGCCCGATGGACGACAACGACGAACAGTCCGGCGACCACCTCAAATGGTTCTCCGCCGCGCTCGATGTACGCGCCGATTAACCCTGCCGGCTACCTGCTGGTGACTCAACCCGTGAGGGAGTGAACAGTTATGACCCTAGATGCCTCTAAGGTGCGGGTAGCTATCACCGGCGCTGTGTATTTCGCTGCGTCGTCGGCTTCCGCCCCGGCTAACGCCACTGACCCTGTGCCGGCCGGTTACCGCGACGTCGGGTTCATCTCCGAAGATGGCGTGACCGAAGCCTACGAAGACGATGTGGAAGAGATCGTCGCGTGGCAGGGCGCCACCGTGGTGCGCACCGTTCTCACTTCTTCGGAAGCCACCCTGGCGTTCCAGATGATTGAGACGAACAAGAACTCTCTCGAGCTGTACCACAAGGGTTCGGAAATCACCGGCCCCGGACCGTTCGTGTTGAAGGTTAAGCCTCCGACGCAGGTTCGCCAGAAGATGATCTTCGATGTAATCGACGGAGACAAGCACATCCGCATCTACATCCCTGATGGGGAAGTGAAGGAACGCGGTGAGATCGTGTACGCCTCCGGTGAGCCGGTGGGCTACGAGGTCACCGTGACCGCGTACCCCGTCGCCGATGGCGATGACCAGGTTGTGTTGTACAAGTACTCCGATGATGAAGCGTGGGGCGCTAGCTAACCCCTCTTAAACCCCTGGTGGGGAAGCTTATCGGCGTGGGCTCCCCACCAGGCTCAACTCTTTTCACGCCCAGACTGTTAGGGAAACAACATGCCGAACCTTCCAACGGCCGCCGAACTCGAGGCCGCGTTGTCACCGCCCAAGGTCACGTTCCGCGGCGACGAGTACCAGCTGAAGGTGTATAAGTTCACCAACAAGATGCTGCGGCACCTCGACAAGGGCAACATCACCCTCATCCTCGACGAGCTGATCGGTGAGCAAGCCACCGACGCGTTCGTTGAAAAGTATGACGATCCGGAAGACCTCGGCAACTTCTTGAAGGAGACTGTTGAGGCGATCGGCACAAAAAACTCCTAGCGCTCCCGGTACTCCTTCGGGATTACGGGGAGCAGATAGAAGCCGACATCCACAGGTACCATCACGGCGCCGAATTGGTCGACTATCACCGCGGCCTGCTGGAGCCGCGCAGGCTGATGGTGTGGGTGGAGAACCTCCCGGAGGATTCGGCGTTCAAACGTAAACTCCGCGAGGATTCCCCAGCGGAGTGGACGCAGTCCGAGTACCTGCTGGCCGCGGCGGTCGATTTGTTGGCGAACGCGAACTGGCAGCGGCAGGGGAAGAAGCGGGCCCGACGACCGAAACCTGTTCAGCGTCCGGGGGGGAAGAAGCAGTACCAGAAGTACGGTGACACCTCGGGTTGGACACAGGAACGCATCCGAGGGTTCCTCGCAAGTAAGAAGCCCAGGCAGGAGGCCGAACCCCAGTAGTGGAGGTTCGGCCTCTTTCAACGTTTCAGGAGGTGGATGGTGGCCAACGAGGTCGGCAAAGCCTATGTGTCCATCATCCCTTCCATGCGCGGTTTCTCGAATGACATCAAGAAACAGCTGAAGCAGGAACTGCGTGGTGTGGACGCCGAGGTTAAGGGTGCGGTCGATTTCGACCCGAAGCAGGTAGCGTCCCGCGCCGCCGCCGCGGTGAAGGAAGCGCAGGCCGCGGTCCCGAACATCAAGGGCGTCCAGATAGATGTCGATGAGAACGGCCTGATTAAGAAGGTCCGCATCGCAGCGAAGACCGCGGAGAAAACCGCGCCAGAAATCAAACTCAAGACCGGTATAGATGAGCGCCGCTTGGTTAACTCGTTGGGTAATTTGGGCGGGAATCCGCTTCGGGCTTTGGGCGAGATAGCGGAGGACGTGACCCGAGTTTTAGCTGGTGGTTTAACTCAGGCATTTGGTGGAGCGTCGGTCGCCGGCGCGCAACTTGCTGCTACGTCTATTTCGCTAGTAGCTGTAACGGGCGCGTTGCTGGCGGTGTTCCTGGCTCTAGCCGCGGTCATAGGCGGCGCGCTGGCCGTCGCAGTCGGGTCGGCTGTAGCCGGGTTAGCGGCAGCTGGGGTAGCTATAGGAGTAGCGCTGCCCGCCGCTGCCCTAGCCGCTATTCCCGCTATCGCGGCGCTGATGTTCACGTTTGACACCTTCGGGAAGCTAGTAACCGCCATCACCGAAGGTGATCTCAAAAAGTTCGACAAGTTCCTCGGGACATTAACCGGTAAAACCCTCCTTTTCGCTGAGGCTTTCCGCCCCCTGGTCGAGTTGAAGGACCAGGTCCAAGAAGAATTTTTCGGGGCGATTCTCGAAGGGTTCGAAGGGCAACTTCCGGCTGCTATCAATTCTTTCAAGGGCATCGTTTTAGACCTTACGGGCGCGTTCGCTGACGTCGGTAAGCAAGTAGTCGGCACCTTCCGCGAAGCCGAGAACCAGATCCGGCTCGGCCAAGTCCTAGATGGTCTTAAAGATGGCCTGGCGGGGGTCCTTTCGGCTGTCGCCCCTCTAACTCAAGCCTTCCTCAAGGTAGCTGCTGCGGGCTCCGCTGAATTCGGGAAGCTCGGCAACATCGTTGGGAAGATCGCGGGGAAACTCGCAGCATCCCTAGGCGGGCTGGTCGACGACGGGATCATCGATCGCATTCTCGATTCGTTTAACCGTCTCGTGGACGTGGCTGGCACCGAGCTAGTCGGCATCTTCGAGACCCTCGCGCTTAACGCTCCGGCCTTCCTTGACGTTTTAACTCAGATGCTGCCGGTGTTCCAGCCGTTGATCGCGGCGTTCAGCAAGTTTCTTACCTCTGCTGCTCCTGGTTTCGTGGCCTTCCTGCAAGCGTTGGCAGCAACATTCCGGGACCCAGCGTTCGTTCAGGCAATGACTGACTTCGGTATAGCGATGAGCGATTTGTTCATCGCTATAGTCCCGTTGATTCCTCTGCTGATTCCGCTGTTGAACTTCTTCACCGGCCTAGTCTTCGCGGCCACGGGAGTCCTCGGCGTGCTCACGCCATTGATTGGTTTGTTCCAAGCGTTCTCCGACATTCTTGGTTCGATCTTCTTCGGAGACGCGATAGGCCAGTTCGATCTCCTCCGAGCGGCCATGTCCGCGGCGAAAGCTGTCATGGCGACTCTGGGTGGCGCGGCGCAGGCCGCGGTCGGGGCGGTTCTCACGGCCTTCGGCGGGTTGTCCAGTGTTCGCGGTTTGGCTACGGACGCCATGAACGCAGCTAAGGGAGCGATCGAGGCCGCTGCAGGGACGCTCAGGTCAGCAGCAATTTCCGCTGTAGACCAAGCGCTTGACGGATTCAGAACCGCTGTCGACGACACTCCCTCTATTGGCCGAGCCCTGATCCAAGGAATGATCAACGGGATCAAGGCAATGGCCCAGAAGATCGGCGACGCCGCAGCGGGCGTGGTCACTTTCGCAATTAATAAAGCCAAAGAAGCAGCGGGAATGAAGTCGCCTTCTAAGGTGATGCGCGAAGTGGGCTTCATGTTCGGCTTAGGGTTCGCTCTCGGTATCCCACTCGCAGCTTCCGATGTGAATGCCGCCGCGGAACGCATGGTCGACGACGCTGTGCGCGCGGTCACCACACGGAAGGCACCCAGCGTCGCTCTCCGTTCCCTGTTCACCGCAGCGGGGTTCGATGTCCCCGACAACGGGGAAGACGACGACCCGCGCGACGTGGTGCTTGTCGCTGACGGTGTGGAGATCGCCCGTGTGGTTGATAAGGGCAACAAGAAACGCGACTGGAGGGGGAGGTAAACCATGTGGATAGGAACCCCAGGTAACTTCGTGGCCCTCCCCCAGCTCCAACCTGACATTTCCGTGGACGAGGACCGCGGCACGGTGATCCACACATCGGTCGCGGGCGGGAAAACCGCTCAGCACATGTTCACCGACACCAAACGCGTCTACAGCGTGCCGTGGCGCTGGCTCACCTCCGCCGACCTCACCGACTTGCTGGCGTTCAAGCAAGGCCAGTACGGGCCGGGGCCATTCACACTCCTCACCGAGCTCGACACCAACCTGTTCACTTCCAACCAAAGCTCAGGAACCGACACTCTCGGAACCACTACCGGTTTCTCCAGCACGCACGGCACACTGTCGTCCGCAGCGGGTGGCTACAAGGGGTCTAGGCAACTGAACTGGCAGCTACCTGTCTCCCCGCCGGCCAGTAACCCTTCGGTGAACTTCCGGTGGAAATCTTCCACTATCGGAACCCCGGTCGTCCCGAACGAGAAGTACGCCTTCTCGGTGTTCGTTAAGACCAGCATCGACATCGACATCCGGTTGAAGTTTTCTTTCCGCACCGCGGCGAACGTGGTCACCGGGGAAGTGGCGTGGGAACCGGTACCTGTCTCTTCCGAATGGACCCGACTCGACGTGGCCGGCACAGCACCGGACGACTCGGCTTTCGTTCAGTGCCTCATCATCGCTATGGACCCAGCCGGTTCGGAGCTGATCTCGATCGACCATGCGCAGTTGGAGTTCGGGAACGCGGCCACCGCGTGGACCCCAGGTTTGGGTATCCCCTATGTGACGATCGAAGAACTACCCCGCGGCTACCCGCTGAAGGGATACCACACGCCGGGGCAAGTCAAGTTCGTTGAGGTGGGGTTCTGATGGCCCTGGATTCGACACCGGAACTTGATGCGGCGATCGCTTCACCCGAGCAACAGCCAGTCAGCTCGGTGTTGGTGTCGTGGGATAAGTCGGGCGACTTCGACGGCCCCTACGACCGGATCACTGGCCACAGCTCCGTTTCGATCTCCCGAGCTATCGCCAGCGGTCTACCGGACCAGGTGTCGCCGATCAGCGGCGAAGCCACCGCCACCGCCAACATCGACTTGGCGAATGGCCAAACCTTATCGGAGATGGAGTCAGCCGCGTGGTTCTACTCACGGCTCAACGATGACTCCCCGCTATCCACCTACGACCGGCTGAACCTGCCCGTGCAGATCGAACTCGGGTACCGCACTACCAACGGCTCGGAAACGCTACGGAAACTCACCGGGTACAGCACCGACTTGGACGTTGATGTTTCCCGCGGTGAAGCTTCACTGTCGGTGGCTGACTACCGCGCGCTGCTGTCGGAGCCGGTGAACCTACCCGCCGCGGTCTCAGACCAAGGCGACCAGCTACGCCTACCTGGCCTGGACGGCCAGTGGCTGATCGACTACGTGCTCCGCCAGAACGGCATCAACGTTTCCCCCGCGGTCCGGAACAACGCCGCCGTGTACGCCACATTCCACGGATCAGCCTTCCCCGACGTGGGCGAGCTGGCGTTGGCGTGGGACTCCGCTGACGGTATTGAACGCAAGCAGCTGACCTTCACCCCGGACGGGAAGTTCGCTGAAGCACTCAACGCCGGCCCCGAGCCGCGCGCCACCCAAAACGAGGGCCCCAACATTTGGATACGGCCTCTAGCCACACACCCCATCAGCACTAACCCCAACAACCGGGTCCACGCAGAGATGTGGGCGAAGATAGGCGAAGACTCCACCGGGGTGTTCTCGTTCCTCGCCCACACCATCCACGATCACTTCGTGCTGTGGGAGATAGACGCCGGCGTCATCTCTGTTTCGGTGAAACGCCACGGCACCGCATCAACCCTCCAAGTCTCCGCCCCGGCGCTCACCAACCCTGACCCCGAGTGGATCTACGTGGGGATGGAACTGGAGTGGACCACCGCCGGCGCTACCGCCCGGCTCCGCATCGAAGACACCACGTACAGCGGGTCGATCACCTCCGCGTACACCACGCAGCAGGCCGCGTTTAACACTGTTGGCGCGCTTCCAGACTTCCCCGTCGAGGCGTGGCAAATCACCAACCTCGCCCCCAACATTTGGCGGGACACCCACGCCCCCGCCGCGTCCCTTGACCCGTCTATCAACAACATCTTCGCTGTGGTCGAAACGACGGCGAGAGATTCGTGGCAGCTGCTGCGGGAAATCGCCGAAGCCGAGCTGGGCACGGTCCACTTCGACGAGAACGGGGTGTTTAACTTTTGGTCCCGCGCGCACTGGGTCACTGAAGAAGCCCAAACGGTGCAGAAGACCGTTGATGTGTCGCAGCAGATCAAAAGCATCGGGTATCGCGATGGGCTGGACCAGATAGCGAACGAGGTGGAAGCGGGCGTCACGGCATACACGTTCGGCGCCGCTGTCGACAACCTGTGGGTGTCACCGGAGAACCTCGTCGCGGTGCCGGGTACTTCCAGCACGGTGTTGGACGTCGATTTGGGGAAAGCGGCCGCGGGGATCGTGACAGAGTTCGTTCCCTATTACGACCCCACGCGGTCTTGGTTCGAAGCGCGGGTCACTCCCGGTGGGGCGATCGACTACTCCTCGGTCACGGTAAAGGCTGAGGTGATTTCCGCGCAGCGGGTACGCATCACCATCAACAACACAGCGGACTCAACCCGGTACCTCCTCGAGTCGCAGCAGCTTCCCTCGATTCACCTGTTCGGCCGGCCCATCATCCCCATAGAGGAATCCGATAGCCATCCCGTGGTTACTGACGACGGCTCCATCGAAATCTACGGCCGCCGAGTGTTGTCCCTGCCGGCGAACCCGTGGCGGCAGTCCTACTCGTCGGCGCGCGGCATCGCGCAAGCAGTGTTGTCGGAGACCGCGTACCCGAACCCGGTTCTCACATCTGTTCGGATCGTCGGTGACCCCACTATCCAGCTGGGGGACCGACACACGGTGGAGGGCAGCGTGGGCATCAGCGGCCAGTACCGGGTCATCAAGATCAACGAGGATTTCTCGGCTTCAGGCTATGAGCAAACCCTCGATTACGTGAAAGCCTACAACGTTCTCATATGGGACGAAGGCAGTTGGTCGGATAACTATGTTTGGGGGCTATAGATGCCTGTCACCCTACCCACCGTAACCGCCCACACCATCGCGTCGGCCGCCGACTTCAACGCTGTGTCCGCGCGCGCCGAATGGGCCGGCAACACTACTGAAGAATGGGCCGCCGCCCTCACCGACTACACCAGCCAAGACCCCTGGTACGCCACCACCGCCGACCCCGACATCGGTTCCGGACTCATCACATTCCGCTACGGCTTCCGTCCTGGGAAAATCCTGCGGATCGAGTTCGGCATCATCATGGCCTCCGACACCACCCTCGGCACCGGCTCCTACAGGTTCCGCTTCCCCAACGGGGTGTCGCAGCGTACCGACGCTAACACCGCCGCGGTGTCCGGTTCCCGCGGCCAGGCGTACGTCATCCACACCAACCCCGATACCACCCGAACCAAACACGCCTGCAACTGCCAGGTGTTCGCCGACGACTACTTCGAAATCGGCTTCGACAACCGGTCTTCCCCGTACGAGATCAAAACGTTGGGCGCGAACTCAGCGCCGTTCCCCGCCGGCACGTGGAACGAAAATTCCTGGATCGGCGGATGGCTAGAGACGGAGATCGACTAATGCCTGAAGTTGACCTCGGTGAAGCCGAGGAAGTCGAAAAAGACCTCGAACAATTGTACGAGGTGGTGCAGGAGATAGCGGAACGAGCAAACGACGGAGAATAACCATGACCATTTCCCAGAACGGCTGGACGAATCTCACCAGCCCCCCACCTAAGCAGCAAGTCCCCGGAACCAACGTGTGGCTTACCGTCCACCCCGGCCCGCCCGGTGACCTGCTGCTGTATGTCGCGGAACAGTTCGACAAACGCGTCGAAGACATCGAGAACGCCCGAGGCACCGTCGACGACGGCGCATGGAACTACCGGCCAATCGCCGGCTCCACCGTCTACAGCAACCATTCCTCGGCCACCGCGATCGACTTGAACTGGTCGAAGCACCCCCTCGGCGCGTCCGGGACTTTCACCACCACGCAAGTCAACGTGATCCGCGAGATCCTCGCCGAATGTTCATGGGCGATCCGCTGGGGCGGAAACTACTCCGGCCGCAAGGACGAAATGCACTTTGAAGTCAACACGGACTGGGCCGGCTGCCAACGGGCCATGGACACTATCAACGCTCGCAAAATCCAGGAGGAAGACATGCTGTACGCACACGAAACTGTCCCTGACGGCTTCGCTTACAACGCCAACGGTGACCTGATCAACCCGTCGCTGGTGGCCGAGCTCGATTTCCCGCCCAACGTGGACCTCAACGGCGGCTGGTTCGCTGCCGGCGTCGACGGTGAAGACGACCAGTCGGTGAAGGTTCGAGTAGCGCTAAACGTGGAAGACACCTGGTGGGACGTGAAGTGGATCGAGTTGTTCCCCGGTAACCGCATCCACTCCGGCAGCTTCCCGTTGAACCGTTCGTACGGGAAGATCCGGGTCGGCCGCCAGGAGTTCAGCGAGGCTGAGAAGAACGAGGCCGCGGCCACGATGTCTCTCGGGTTCGCGGTAGCTAAATAGAAAAGGGCGGCCAGTTCGAGGTGGCCGCCCTTTCCGCAATGAGCATTGCAGACAGCTAGGCAAGCTGCTTTTCCATTTTAACCGATGTGGGTGGTGAGAACGGAAAGCCGGTGTTGCTATGGCTGTTGAGATTCCTCCGGAAGTTCTCTACACCGCTACAGGCGGAACGGTGTTCGTCGCGTACACCACTCTCGTCGGATGGTTCGTTCGCTTGTTGGCGTCCGAACGCAAGGAAAACCGTCGCAAGGACGCGGAGATTGAGCGCGCTGAAGCGAAGGTGGACGCTGAGAGGCAGACGCGGCGCGAGCTGATGGAAGCTCACAACAAGGAGCTGACAGCACTGTATGCTGAATTAGCTGAGCTGCGGAAACGTGTAACGACACTGGAGATCGAGCTAGCGCGGGCAAGGAATGACCACCCATGACTCTTCGAGATAGCTATCATCGGGACCGCACCTTCCTTCGCATCATCACCGTGGCCACAGCTGTGCTGCTGATCGGCGCCGTCGTCATCACGATCCTCATCGCTAACGCCATCAGTAACCGCAAGTCGGCGGAGAAGTCCGACGCGCAGCTGGAGAAGGCTGAGATCTCCTTGGACCAGGCGTGCGCGGTGATTGAACAACAACTTCACGTTGATTGCCCCTCCCCCAACACCACCGACCGGCCCATTCCCATCCCCGGCCCGCGCGGTGAGAAAGGAGACCGCGGAGAAATGGGTCCCCAAGGCCTGCCGGGTAAGGACTCCACCGTTCCCGGCCCGCCGGGGAAAGACTCGACTGTACCCGGTCCTCCCGGAGCAGACGGCGCCACCGGCCCAGCCGGCCAGGACGGAAAAGACGGACGCGACGGTGTAGACGGCAAGGACGGGTCCCCTGCGGCGACGCAAACGTTCCTTATGCCTGACGGGACTACGCTGATTTGTACACGTGATCCTTCTCCGGATGACGCCCCAACCTACACGTGCAAAGGAGCAACACCATGAACAAAGAACCACTGCTCACCGTGGCGTCAGTAACGGCGTTCACCGTGGCAGCCATTGCCCTGCTTGTGTCGTTCGGTATCCCCGTCAGCGACGCCCAGTCCCAAGCGATCTTAGGTGTAGTCGCGGTGGTAGCACCGCTGGTGGTGGCCGGCGTAGCCCGGGGGAAGGTCACTCCTACGGTTAAGCGTCGATAATTGTCGAACCCCGTGGGGCCTGTGTGTGATAATGTCCGTTCAGGCCACCACGGGGGCCGACCAAAAGGGGATGTGGGATGTTCACTGATAAACAGGTTGAAGAACTACTGAAACCAATTGACAAGAAGCGCGTCCAGAAGGACCCTAAGAATTTTTCTCACCTTGAGGCGTGGGATGTGCGGCGGCGCCTCATCGAAATTTTCGGCCATGGTGGCTGGTCTTTCGGGCTCAAGTCACTCGAACTGGTGTCCGAAGAGTCAGTTGAGAAGAAGAGAAACGGCGGAACCTATCAGGCCTGGACGGTCATCTACCGGGCGTCCGGCGCACTGATCGTGGGGGATTGCCTCTATGAAGATTCCGCTGCTGGCGCGGCGCAGAACCTACCCTCGCGCGCCGACGCCCACGACAACGCACTGAAGTCCGCCATCTCCGGGGCACTGAAACGCTGCGCCGTGAACCTCGGCGACCAATTCGGGCTCTCGCTGTACAAGAACGGGTCCACGGACCAAGTCGTCCGCCCCGAAACTGAAGCCGAAGAGCCCCAGACGGAAGCCGAAGCCTCACAGGAACCGGCCGAGACCGCCGAATCCATGGATCAAGTGTTGCTGTCCCTCGGCGCGCTTAAGACAGTGGATGAGTGCCGCGAGAAGTGGCTGGACATCAACCGCAAAATGCACAGGGGCCTGTACACGCAGGCACAGTGGAACACGTTCTCCCGCGCGGTGGAAACCCACAAGAACCGCATCACGAAGCAGGCAGCCGACACTGCGGAGTCGAACCTGGAGCAGGCGTTGCAGCAGGCCGGCGTGGACTACGTGAAGACCGATGAGTGAGTACCATCCACTGTCGGTAGTGGAAGTTGAGCAGCGTCTCGTCCGGATCAACGCCGCTCTCGGGTCGGCGGTGAAAGAATTGGCGGAGCGCCGCAAGGAAGAGTTGGCCGCGCTTCGCGAGTTCAAACGCGCGAAGGCCAAAGCGATGTTCGATCCCGCGTGCCCGGAGGTTTCCCGCGGTGGCGCGACGGTAGCTGAACGTGACGCGTGGGTTGACGACAAGACTGAAGAAGAATGGCATGCCCATGCCGCAGCGGAGATAGCCCGCGAGAGCGCCAGGGATCACCTGAATGTGCTCCGCGAGCAGGCGTCGACGCTCCAAACGATCGCGGCCGGGCAGCGCACCCTCATGAAACTGGGAGTCTAAACAGATCCTCCCCCGAGCGTCAGAAGGACGCCGATGGACCAATACGCCGAAGCGGAAGAGAAAACATACATCGCCGCGCTCATGAACAGCGCGAAAACTTTAGACAATTACCCGCTCCCCCCGGAGTGGTTCACCCCCAAGCACCAGCCGATCGTGGCCGCCGCGCAGGCTCTGCACGACGAGGGCCGCCCGGCTAACCCGATGGAAGTCTTAGCCCGCCTCTCCGAGGAGGGGGGTGACGCTAAGATAGCCGGCCGCGGCGCCGACTACTTGTTCGACATCTACTCCACGGCTGATCTGGGGTCGGTGGCGTTCTGCGCTCGCCGTATCGCCGAGGCCGCGCAGCGGCGGAACCTTCAGGTGTCGGTGGCGAGGATCGCCCAGGTGTTGGAGAGGACACCTGATTTCGATGCCGCGCTGGACATGACGGCGCAGGAGATCTTGTCGATGCAGGTCGTTCTGGATGACCCGATGTTCGATCGCCCAATCGAAGGTCTTCACACGTTGAAGGAATTCCTCGGGCAGGTTGTGCACGTGCGGGAGTGGGTGATCCCGCACATTTTGAAACGACAGGAGAGGGCTATCTTCCTGGCGCCTCCGGGGATAGGTAAGTCCACTTTGGCCAGACAGGCAGCGATCCTCACCGCCGCCGGCATCCATCCGTTCTTCCCTGACTTGAGAATCCCACCGCAGCGGACACTGCTGGTGGATTTGGAGAACCCCGCCGAGATCGTGACCGGGAAAATCAACAAGAGCTTCTCCTCTTCCTCGGCCGCGGGCAACGTTCACATTTTCCATAGGCCTGAAGGTATCGATGCCCGGTCCCCGCAAGGCGCCCGAATTTTGGACCGAGTCCTGGCACAAGTGAAACCGGCAATCATGTTCATTGGGCCGTTGTACAAGATGGCCCGTAAAGGCCGAGACGACTGGGAAACCGTCGCTAACGACACCGCACGCGTCCTCGACCGGCTCCGCACGAAACACGACTGCGCGCTGTGGATCGAACACCACATGCCGAAAAACGTCGGCGGCCAGATGACGAAAACCCCGTTCGGGTCATCCATGTGGGAACGGTGGCCCGAGTTCGGGTTCATCATCACCCCGCCGGAAGACAAAGACCGCGACAACGTGTACAAGCTCGAGGAATACCGCCCCGGCCGGGACGAACGCTCCTGGCCGTACGGAATGACGAGGAACGGCACCTACCCCTGGTCGTCGCTGTTCAACGCCCCAGACAACGCCCTCCTCTACGCCGAGCTTCGAGAGCAGAGGAAGGCCGAGCGTGAGAGCTTCGAAGAAAGCTAAACAGCTGGTGTTCGACCGGGCGCAAGGGCGGTGCGAGATCTGCGGCGTCTACCCGAACGAGTACTCGTTCCATCATCGGTTGACGTTGGGCATGGGCGGCAGCCGCCGAGCGGACCTGAACGGGCCGGCGAACCTGCTGTTCCTATGCGGGAGTGGCGTCACTGGTTGTCATGGCTGGGTGACTGGGCACTTCACCCAATCCCAAGCCACGGGCTGGGTAGTGTCGCGCTGGGCTGACCCGCGCGAGGCGCCGGTGCTGGTATTCTTGCGCCAGCCGGGGGCTGTGCTGTTGGACGACGCAGGTAACTACGTAACGGAAAGCAAACCATCATGGGAACATTCGCCGGATCAGTCACCGTAATTTACCCCCCAGAGTTGAAGGTTGGGGACAGCGGCAGCGAGTTCTGCCGGGTCAGGTTGAGGTCCCAGGAACGGCGTTTCGATAATCACAGCAACAAGTGGGTGAAGGAAGATCCGTTCTATTTCACGATGACGGTCTACAAAGGACTAGCGCGGAATCTGGAACGGTCAGTGACTGATGGGGACCGGCTGCTTGTGATCGGGAAGCTCGTGATGGAGAGGTACCAGGACGGGCAGGGAGTGGAACGGGAAGACATGCGTCTCATCCCTCACCATGTCGGTGTGGACCTTCGGTACCACTCGGCGCCGATCGACGACGGCAGCGAGCTAGACTCAGCGAAAGAGGATGAAATGCCGTTGTAGAAAGGCGGTGTTTTGTGGCTAGATTCGAATCCATGGACTACTCCACTGGTTACACCTCCCTCATCCCACGCCCGCGCACCGAAGAAGAACTCGCCGCGCATCACACCACCCGACGAAAAGCCGCCGTGTACGCCTGCGGGGAAGCCGCAGACCGTGACGAAGCCGAAATGTTCCTCGACATGCTGGGCCTGCTGGACCCAAGTCTTCGGGTGGCTTCATGAACTGCGCGGGACGTCACACCCCAGACGACCCGGCCACAGCTTCAGAACCAGGCCCGCTATGCGAACGGTGCGTGTCGCATCTACGCTCGGACATTCTCGAGCTCGCTAAGGCGGAACCGTGGCTCCGGCAGTGTATGGTGCGCTACCCGCAGTGGGACACCAACCGTGTAGCCGGCACCCGCGAACCGCCAGCCCCTTTGAAGGTCTCCTTGTTGGACCACGCGATGGCGATTGATGACCTGATTCGTCGGGTTCACCGCACTATCGCCCCGAACGTCCGCCCGCGTGCAGTCCCGTCGACGCTCGCGACGGCGGAGATGATCGTGAAGGCTATGAATTCGCTGCGTCGGCATCCCGAGGTTATGGAGATGTGGCGCCAGGTGCGTGACGCGAAGCAGCAGGCGCACACGTTAGCGCCGTGGCGGCGGCCGTTCATCCGGCTCCCTGTCCCGTGCCAGGAGTGCGGCCTTCTCACTCTCGCGTTGTTCAGCGGCGACTCGTGGGTGACGTGCCGTAACGATGAATGCGCGGAGATCGCCATCCCCTACTACAGGTACGATAAGTGGCTTAAAACCCTTTTGCAGCAGCATGGGCTGCCGGCGGGGGAACCACGGGAGATGGCAGCGAAGTGAACAACGTTTTCACGGTAAGAGTTGAGGGCCGGCCGGCGCCGCAGGGATCGAAGAGTATGCACCGGGGCCGCATGTTTGAGACGTCTAAGTATGTGAAGCCGTGGCGGGCCGCGATCGCGGCCGCGGTGAAGGAACTAACGGACGGAGAGACGGTGTTCGACCGGGGCCGCCCGTTAGCGGTGAGTGTCACGTTCTACGTGAAGCGTCCACGGAAACCGCAGCACGTCCCTGGCCTCGGCCAGTTCCCCCTCCCGATCTCCACCCCAGATTTGGACAAGCTGTTGCGGTCCACGATGGACGGCATGACTGAATCCGGGGTGTGGGCTGACGACGCGCAGGTGGTTTTGTTCAGTGACGTGTCGAAGGTTTACGCCACCACGTCGGAACCTCCGGGAGCGGAGATCAGCGTGTGGGAAACAGCGGTGTTCGCGTAACCACCCACCCGGTGGCTACTTGACATAATGTGGACGTACATTTCGTTGTATGGACCAATGGACCGTTGAAGACGCCGCGGCGGCTCTCCGCATCGACCGGAAACGGGTCTACGACTGGATTGCACGCCGAGGCATCCGCCCCACGGGGCTGACCCTCGAAGGCCGCTTCACCTACCCCGAGAAACTTTTGCTCCAAGCCGAAGCCGTTCGCCGCAACCCTAAGCGGTGGACGGCTTTGCTGTCTCACGCCGAGCCCTTGACCGATCTCCCGCGAGAGGAACCGTCATGCCGCTCGATCCCGGTATCATCGTCCGCACCGTCCATATCGAAATGGTCAAACCAGACGGGACTCCCCGATCCGGCTCGCTGACGTTCACGAACTCCCGCATGGGCGACGGGGAACAAACCATCCCCGAGTATTCGCAGACCGTCACGCTGGACGAAACCGGCGAGGCGACAATCGATCTCGTAGCGAACTTGAACAACCCCGAGATCTCCCCCAACAACACCTACTACACGGTGCTGGAGCGGCTCGAGAACGGGTATCAGCGCACCCGCTACGTTCAGGTCGACGGGGCGGTCGTAGGCACCGTGGAGTATGACTCGCTGCTGCAAACCGAGCCCGGCGTGCTGGGCTCCACCTATGTCACGCAGGCGCAGCTGTTGCAGGCTGTCGCTGACGCGATCGCTGCCCTAGATTTCGACCCGTCGCAGTTCGCGCGGCTCACCGGCGCCGACCCCATCACCGGCACCTACGTGTGGGAAATCCCCGAAGAGATCGAGCCGACGGAACAGATCGGCGCGATCCGAATCGTCGTCAACCACGACGTGGACCCCGACGATTCCCCCGACCTGTACGGCATCTACTTCAAACCCACTGACCCCGACAACTTGACTGACGCGGATCGTTCCCGCTGGGACAACGAGTGGGGCGGCATCCGCATCCGTATCCCCACCGGCTCGAAGCTGGGCTACGGCGACGTGGGGATGAAAATCTTCGAGTCCACCGGTTCCGGTAAGGCTCTGGAGATTTATGACAACACGGGCGCGTTGGTGTTCCACGTGCAGGGCGGTGTTGTCACCGCTAAAGGGATCGTCACCACGGCCGGGCCGAACACGTTCGGCGGTAACACCACCATGGCCGGGACGCTGGGAGTGACGGGCGCGGTCACCATGTCGTCCACGCTCGCGGTCACCGGCCAGGTCACCGTCCCCACCACCCCGACAGCGGCCGGTCACGCCACGTCTAAGAGCTACGTCGATTCCGTCGCGGGCGGCGGCGGGGGCGGGGTCCCGACGAGCCGGCAGATCGCCACCACAGCCCCATTGGCGGGCGGCGGGGACCTAACCGCGGACCGCACCCTGTCCATCAACAACGACGGCGTCACCAACGCGATCCTGGCGAATATGGCCCAATCCACGATCAAGGGACGCGCGGTCGGCGCGGGAACGGGTGACCCTACCGATCTGACGGTTGCTCAGATCCTCGCGATGCTCGCGTTGGACTACACGAACTGGGTCAGCATCACCTCGTTCACGTCCCCGTTCTCCGCCTACACCCAGGACACGAACGGCGGCACTCCGCAGGTGCGCGTGGTGAATTTGTTCGGCACGAACTTCGTGTACCTGTCGGGCCGCATAGCCATGTCGGGTGGCGCCACCGATAACCAGGACATCTGCGATATCCCTACTAGCCTCACGTGGCAAGGCGCCGGCGGCACAGTGTCCGCGGTCCCGGCGCGGCGCCGGCAGTGGCCCACAGGCTCCGACGGCGCTGGCGCGCAACGTATCCGAGCCACCAGCGCGGGGAAACTTCAGATCGTTGGTTCACTCGCCGCGGCCACCGTGCTGTACTTGGACAGTGGCCTATACCGATTGGACTAGCCATGTGGAAAAAGAAACCCGCCCCACCCACTCCTGTTGAGCATTCGGTGTTGGTGTTGTGCACCCGGAACCGGGAGGACCATCCCAGCGTGCAGCAGGCCGCCGTTGACCAGGCCACGGCCGACGCGGAAACCGACAAGGTGGATATTGACTGGTCAACGTTCCAGCGCGCGCAGATCCTGAAAGAGGGCATCCTCGACCAGATCGGGCAGAAACCTTTGAGGCTGGGCCCAGCGATCTGGGCGGTGCAGTACACCTACCAGACCACGGCCCGGTCCAGTGGCTAGCGGCTCGTGGCGGGCGGCGCCCCTGCCTTCGGACTGGCAGAAAACCCGCCGTCGCATCCTCGCGAAATACGGGGAGCGTTGCGCTATCTGCCGCCGCCCAGGGTTCGAAGTCGACCACATCGTTGGCGCCGCGGCCGGCGGATCGGACAACGACTCCAACCTGTGGGTACTATGCGCCTACCACCACAAAATCAAAACCGGCAGGGAAGCAGCGGCCGGGTCGAGGCGGTGGCGGGAGAAGAAGAAACGCCCACAGGCACCACACCCGGGGTTGATTGATGACGGAACCAGCACTGTCCCACAAGGACGACAAAGACAACCGCTTCTACACCAACCCGGTGACGGGCCGCACGGTGCCGTCGGTGACGACGATCCTGAAGGCGGTACCTAAACCTTTCCTGATTAACTGGGCCGCGCGTTTGGCCGCCGAGTACGCGCTCTCCCAGCCCCCTATGGCTGAGGGGGTGGTTGAGGAAGCAACGGTTCAGCATTTGCGTCACCGTGACGCGGCCGGGGAGTTCGGTACCCGAGTCCATGAAAACATTGAAGCCCGGCTGAAGCAGCTCCCACCTCCGCACCAGGGGGATCGGGAGCTGCTTTTTTTGTCTCACTACGCGGCTTGGGAGGAGCAGTACCAGGCGTTCTGTGTTTTCTCCGAGGCGACGGTGTGGTCGGACGAGTACGGTTACGCGGGCACAGCGGACTGGATCGGCGACGTGGATGGTGTGACGACGCTGCTGGATGTGAAGAACAGCAAAAGTGTCAGCAACTCGTACGGGCTGCAACTCGCCGCTCTGGCCGAGGCTGACTGCATCCTCACTGCGGATGGGCAGCGGCTCGAGTTGCCGAAGATCCAACGCATCGCGGTTCTGCATTTGCGTGATCAGGGGTACCGGTATTTGGTGCGGGATGACTGGTCTGATCTGCGGGGCCCGTTCCTGGCGGCGAAGGCGATGTGGGAGTTTGATCTGCGGTGGGGCGGGTGGAGATCACTGTTCCGGGAGGTGAAGTGATCTCAGGAATTCCTGCGGTGACACCTCAGGGCGACTTGCGCGAGCCGCCTCCGATATGGCTTCCTTCAGCTTCTCCCCGAATGCCCGTATGTTCGCGGCGAGCGAATCTAACCGGATATCGATGGCTGGGGTTGGGCGGGGGAAGTCGCGGACGGCCTGCGATTTAGCTTCGTCCAAACGTTCCTCGCTCAGTATCCTCCGCGCTTTCCATGGGCGCGGGTACTCCTTCTTGTATTTCACCCGCACCACGGTCTCGGCCGAGGACTGCGCTAAACCCATCTCCATGCTGTACAGCTCGTTCATGCCCAACCTCCGCCCAGAGGGAACCCCCACAGGTCACGGTTCACGGCGGTGGTGAACTGAAAATCCGGGGGAGCCGGCGTGAAGGAGAATCCTGTCACGGGGTCTTCGTAGCTCACTACACCATTCATGAACAGGCGCTTGATGCCGGTACCGTCGTGGGTTTCAATGACCGTGATGGTGGCGTTCTGCATACGTTCATCGTCCGAAGCGGCGGCGTAGACTTCGCGCAACGCATCGTTGCGTGACAACTGAGAAACTTGGAACCGCGCACGCACCTCCTGATCGTAGAGAAGATCAGCCACAATGGTGGCTGCCTTCTCCGCCAAGCGTGTTTCTAGTTCGAGCTTCTTGTCCGTCATCCCTGCTCCCCTCCCCACATGCGGTCAACGTACGTTTTGCTCACCGGCAGCTCGAGGGTGTACGTGACCGGCGTCGGGCCCATACCCCACAGGGGGCCGTCGTAGTTTTCGTACCGGGCGTCTTCCAGGACCCGAGTTAGTCTGGTGTCGCCGCGGCCAATGCTCGTTGTCGCAAAAGGCGCGTGCACCCCGTACATTTCGGCTACCCGACTCGCCGTGTACTGGGAAATCGACGACTCCCCGTCGTACCTACGGTCACCCGTAATCATTTTTCTCTCCTCAGTTCGTCCCACTCCACTGTGTCCAGCGCCCCATCGCCGCGGGTAACACGACTAGCACGCACCTTCGCGAGATCCATCCCCTGAGACCATCCGGGTTTCCCGGCGATCTCCAACCCCATGAGTACGTCGATAACCGCTGAACACTGCAATAGCCTGCACGCTTCCACCGTGTGCCTATCCATCCCGTAGCACCGCCAAAGGCCCCCCAAGGCCGGCCACGATCTCGTCCCTGACTTCCCCCAGGAGCCATCCGTTGATGGGGAAGTTGTGGGTGACTTGCTCGGCGTCGATCAGCCACAGGATGGGACCTCGGCGCGTTGCTCGTCCCGCATCTCCGAGCGCCGCGGCACATTCATTGACCGGCATCACGAACCCGGCAGCGGAGTCGACTCCTCGACGCGTATCCATGTAGCTATTCATCTTCCATCTCCAGCGCCGAGACGATGTCGAGGGCCCGCCACCGGGCAGCTTCCTGTGCCCGATCGTTCGAATCCCAGATCCAAGTCTCGGTGTAGAAATCCGTTGCCACTGGGCCCCATACGCCTTCTGCTGTTTTGATGTGGCTGCGCGCCCTAGCCTTTCCGTAGCTATCCACGGCCCGGCGCCATTCCCCGCCCGAAGGAAATTAAAAGCAACGCACGGTTCTGCTTGGCTACGCGGTCCAGAGCGGCCCCAGGGGCGGTGTGCCCTTCATACGTTTGGGGCCCGGTCGCCACTAAGAATCCGAACCTGCGCGGTGTGTGCAAAAGCGCGTCACGCTCGAGACGCTGAACCACCTGGAAGTATCGGCCCATATCCCCAGCTCCTAAACCGTGTGGGGCCCACCGAAGCAGGCCCCACACTCACACTCAACCCTCGTGGATGATCGACAGGTACTGCTTCCGCGTGATCTTCCAAGCCGCAGCCTGGCAATAATCCGCGTCCCCAACCTCACCATCCTGATCATCACCATCCGGGTGCTTCGGCCGGCGAACCTGCGCAACCTCCGGCGGCACAAACTCAATGAACTCCCGAGGCGTCGCGTGGTCATGCATCCACATGCAGTACGCGTCCGTGCCCGAATCCAAGAAGTTCGGAATCCGGTACAGCTTCGTGCCCTTGATCCCGACGTGCATCAACTCGGCCTTCACCGCGGCGAGCATCCGGTCCGGGCGCAGCATCGCGATAGCGATCGCCCGCTGGTCCGTGTTCCGGATCGCGAACGCTTCCTCAGCGGTCAACGTCTGCGAAGTGATCTTCTTCCACAGATCCTCCGAGAACCGGACACCGCGCAGGAAGTAGTACCCTTCCCCGTTCGGCCACTCCACGGCCTTCCCCTGGTCGTAGTGCAGCGGGTCACCCACCAAGCGCGGCGTGCGAACCAACCCCACCACATCCTCCATGGGGATGTACCAGCCGACACCAGCCATGTGGGCCTTCGCGAGATACTGCAAAGTGCGTAGCCAGTTCAACAGCCGCGAATCGATCTCCGAATACTCCGTGGGCTCCCCGGTCTCCAAGGACTTCAGCCACGCTTCTTTCTCGGGCGTGTTGGGGAGTTTCTCCGCGACGAGCTCAGCGGTGGTGGTCCACGCCGCGCACCACGCCGCGTCGGACGACACTGACTTGGTTCCGCGCTTAGCTTCCGGCCCCAGGGTGCGCCACGCGGTCGCCAGGTCGTCGAAAACCTGCACGGGAGGCTTCGGTAGCCCCAACGCTTCGTAGTGGCCCTGGATGGCTTCTGTGGCCGCTTCCTCGTCCCACGCGGGCTCGAGGAAGTCGAACCCTTCGAGGTGCTTGATGAATTTCTGTGTCCGTTCCGGTATTTCAACCATGATCCCTTACTCTCCCTTGTTCGTTAGCTAGCTAGTAGTGACTGTTGCCAAAGCGGTAGTCGCGAGACGTTCCCGGTGCCGGGTTTGACGCGTTCGGCCCACCAAATTTGGTGGGCATCCCGTCCACGGGTCTTACCCAGAGCCGCACCCTGGACCCTCCAGTGGGTTCCTCCCCATTTGCTCAGCACCACCCCACCCGCCGCGTCAATCGCCTCCTTTTCCGAGTAACTGGGGCGGTTTTGTCTCCACGCCCGGTGGTAGTCGAGGTTGAAGTTCATCAGTACATCCACCATTCCCACAGCGGGTCCCTGCCCGGCCCTGTGCCCCGTTTCTCCGCCTCCACCTGCCGAACCACATCCTTCGGGCCTCTCTCGAACCTTCTCTCGAGGACCAAGGACCTGACTTTGTCGGCTATAAGGTTGTGGGGAGTACGTGTCAGCTCCGATGTGACGTATCTGGCGTCGTGACGGGCGTTGTTCCAAGCCCGCCGGTGCGGCCAGTCCGTTTTTAGAACATCAGTCGTTCTCGCGCCCACCACTCCACCTCCCCCGTTCCCCTTTTCCTCGCCTCGAGCTGCGCCACCCTAGATAGGTCCTGAGACCGTTGAATCTGCCACAACGCCATAGCCGTGTCGTTCCACGTAGCGTCGACCCGTGGGAGCGGCTGGGACCGGACAGCGTCCGCGTAACGCTCATTCAACATGTATCGCCCCATCACGGCCTCGCCTGCGGACCCGCGTACGACGTGTAATGCCACGCCTTGCACTTCCCGCACCAATACGCCCTCGTCGGAACAATCCCCGTAGCAGTCGGCGGAACCTTCCGCATCGCCGCCTCAGCTAAATCACGCCTTGGGAACTTCAACTTCCCACACTTACCCACGACACACCCCCTCCCGGCCCGTGGAGAGTGTGGCCGGCCCGAACCGGGAGAACCGGGCCGGCCACACAACCTCAATTAGTCCATGACCCGCTGAAGGGTCTGAGACACAGCGTCGTACTCGGTCTTGTTAACGACCTTGTAAGCACCGCTGTCCACCGGAAGGTTCGGGTGGAAATCGAAGTCCTTCTTGTGAGTGAGAGTGCCGGACTCCACCAGCATGAGGAAAGCCTCATCCTCGACGGTGAACACTTCGAACTCGGTGTCCGCCTCGAGTACGTGGTGGTGGCCGGTCTCGGAGTGGCCCACGATGTAGCTGCGGCCCTTGAGCTTACGCTTCGCGTTCTCCGGGATCTCGCTCTTGTCGATCGGCACGAGGAGGATTTCGCCGTGCTGGATCGGAGTACGGTTGTCGGTCATACTTTTTCCCCTTTCGGTTGTGTTTCTCATTTTCTGCCCCTCACCTTTCTTCAGCGGGGGAGAAATCTACGGCGCTAGCCTGCCGTGCAGACACTAGGCGCCAGGTTTGGATGGCACGTTCGGTGCGGAAGAAAGTTCTGGTGTAGGCACCGTCGGCCCCCCTCCTAGGCAAGGCGGGTAGCGACTGCCAGACGTTGTTAGCGGTCTCTAGTTGAAGCTCACCTAGCTGTGTGCCCATTCTCGCCGCCTTCCACCAGACCAGCCCGCTCCTCAACCCGCAGGTTACGCGTCAGAGCATAGCCCTCCGGCGTTTCCCGCAGTTCCTTCACGGACTTCTCCACCCACTCACGCATCCGCTTAGTCTCGTCAGGATCGTGGCCCATCAGAACTCGATCCCCCCCCAAATCATGCCCTTCGCCATCCCCGGATTCTCCAGAGCATCATCCAAACAGTCTCGGCGGATCGGGCAACGAGCACAGATACGTTTCGCTTCAGTATTTTCCACAGTCCACTTCTTGCCCCACCTCGACCACATTTCCGGATCGTAGTTACGGCACAGGCCTTCGCTCTTCGCGCTTTTCTTCAACACCCTCATCGGTAGTCCCCTTATCACCATCCCCGTCACGGCTCTTCACCTTCTTCGTCAGTTTCGCCCAGTTCTCGGCCATTCCCTCCGCGGGCTTATCGATTGTCTCCGCGGGGATGATCGCTGGTTCGGTGATCGACCCGCCGGCTTCTACCCACTGCGCGTGGGATTCCCGGTAGTTCTCGAACGCGACCTGTGTCGACTGGGATTTCACTGACCTAGACGCGACCCCCACGGCTTTCATCACTTCAGCTCCTGCGTTCACCGGCAGGTATGGCAGGGCGTCCACAGCGAGCTGCAGGGCGAATTCCGCCGAGTCCGGTTCGGTCATTTTGAACTTGGTGCTGTTGAAGATTTGGTGCGGGTTTTCGACTTTGGTTAGTTGGATCGTGTTGTCGTCTAGGTTGCTCACGTCATCCCCTCAGTTTTTCTTTCGGACCGACCCAACCTAACACCCCGCAGCCCCCCCATGCAATACCTAGGGTTGGAAATCTTTCCCAGCTTCCTCATGCACCCGAGCCCGAGTTATGCCGCGCAGCTTCACCGGCACCGCCAAAGGTTCCTGGTCGGTGGCGGCCTCAGCGCTTACTTCGGCCGCAGCCATCAACCAGGTGTGGTTGAACTGCCCAACGTTCAAGTGGCGCGCCAGCAGCAAGGCTAGGGTGTGTGGCAGGTCAGCGGATTGCTGAGCATGGTGAGGAAACCGCAAAGTGTGGGTGACCTGAATATTTCGTGTAGAACCCCGCCTCCAGGATTGTGCGGTTTCCCATTCGGTTTCCCACTCGATCCCACGGCCAAGGTGGTAGGTGTAGGTGTTCACGCGTCCTCCTTGGCGGCGCGCGCCAGCATCCCCGCCAACACCTGGCGCTTCAACCCCAACGCCTCCCGGGCCGCCTTCTCCCCCATCGCAGCCACAACCTTCACCGCGCACAACCGTCGCCGCGCCGCGGCGGCTTCCATACGGGTCTGGAACTCCAAAACCTCAGCCGTAGCTTCGCGGAAACCCCGCACATACACCTCAGGAACCTCGCTAGTTTCCACGTCGAATACCCCTACTCTCTGCCAATCAGCTCCGCTAAATACCCTACGATTCCACCCCCCACGATAGCCGCCACGACAGCGCAGAGGATTGCCAGCCACGGATGATCAAAAAGCAACGACACCGATACTCCTACCTTCCGCGGCCGAGGCGAGGCGCCAGTACTCGGCAGCGCGCAAGGCTTCCGACGTGTACAGGCCGGCGGGGATCTCATTATCCACTGTCTCTCTCGCGTTCCTCATGGCGTTGTCGCGGGTTTCTATGAGCTCGTAGCTCAGTTTGTGTTCCATTCGTTGAACTCCCCCCATCCCATCGCGAGCCGCACCCAACGGTAGTGATCGGTTATGTCAAGCGCAGTGTCGTAAGACTGGAGCACACGAAGGCGATTATTTGCCAATAGCCAGCCCCCCGCCCTACCGACTTCAGCTTCAGCACTTAGAGCGAGTCCCCTGACGGCGGCGTGAGCCCAGCTGTATTTCAGGTCAGGCTTAGATCTGCCGCGCATTTCAGCCTCCCGTCCCTGTCGATCTCAAGCTCACCGTTGGGTTTCGCGTCCAAACACACATCGCACAGGTTGCAGTAAGCGCACAGCCACGTTCCGAAGCGGTCCAACTGCAACCCGTCACGGCTACCGCAGCACTCACACTTATTCACTGCTTGCCCGTCCGCTGTGCGTCCAGGTTCGACAGTTGGACTTGGATCGCGCACGGCCACGGCGTGCCGCACTCCCGGCAGTCCAAATCATCATCCGGTGAGTGAGCCTCGTTCAGCATCTCGGACAGCACGTCTTCAACCTGTTTGATTTGCGCCCGCAACGTACCCACCACCATCTGGTGAGCTGAGAGAGCGATCTTCCCGGCCGCGTAGGTGATAGCCCACATCACGCTGACCCACAACGCTGACCAATTCTCGGCGAGAACGCAGCAAGCGAACAGCACCAGGAACAACGCCGCGGGGAGATAAGAAAGAAGGTTCCACCTCACACCGTTCTCCTTTATCCACCACCGCCAGCCGATCCCGACCAGGCCTTCCCGCATCGGCACCCAAAGCTTCACAGTTCCGCCCCCCACACCCACACCACACTCGGTGTTATCAATACATGCCCACGTTTCGAGGCCACCCGACCAGCGAACACCCACTCATCCACCCCGTCAGGCACCGGAACGACCTCCAGAACCTTATACAACGAGGACCTGTCACACACCCGCACCTCAAATTTGCTCGTGGTGTGATCGAACCCCACCGTCACCACTGTTCGAGCTGACCGCCACGTCACCGATCTTTCGGCGACGTTTCTAGCGATGTCGATCAACGCTTGGTTGGCCGCCGCGCGAACGGCGGCCAAGCTCTCAGCCATGGCTCACCCCCAACCAACTGTTTAGCGTCTCCGTAGCCTGCTTAGCGCGCGCCGCAGCATCACGTCCCTTCTGCGAATACTTCCCATGCTTAGCGATCAGCTTCTGTGACTGCTCAATCAGCTTTTGGTGTTCCTTGACGCGGTGCCCGATCGGTTTATCTTTCGCCATCTCTCCCTTATCCCCTATCTCCCAAATCTCAGCGGTCCCCCATGTCGGCATGGTCAGGACCACCTATCCTCAATCTCCAACCAGTTCTCGTAACCGGACGGCACAACACCGTTCGCGGTGGCGGACTGGTACGCATCCAAAACCACCTTGTGCAGCGGAGTGTCCGCGTAATGCTCGTCGACCTTCGCCGCTAAATCTTCCCCGCCCGACGTTTCAAACGAAATGTTTGCGTAGTGGTCGGTCATCTTCCATCGTTCCCCATCGCGCTCAGGTTCCGGTTCTCGCGGTGGAGCGGTAGCGGTCACCACGCGGATCCCCACCACACCGTTGTTCTTGTCGAGGTCGACAGCGATCTTGGCGTGCAGCTCGATCGTGCTCACCTTCTTAGCGGAATCACCCCGCCGCGCCGCCTTCACATACATGGGTAGCCCGAATTTCGTCATCTATTTCACCCTTTTCTCGTACGGTGGACGATCCACATACAACACGTCCTCGGTGTACAGCACATCGTCGAACCCTGCGGGTTGCCCACCACACACCAGCGCGCAGTGCACCTTCTGTTGCAGTTTCTCCCCGATCGACGAATCACCCCACCACTTTTGCCTGACTAGCTTCGCGAGTTTGAGAGCGTCATCACCCGTCACCACGGTCCCAGTCGGACGGTGAACCACACTGAAACGCCCTACCATCTGAATTCCCCTCCTTTTCCTGTTTGGCAGTGAGCGCCCACGTTTGGCGTTGCGGGTTGTAGCGTTGTAGTTCCTCGAGCGTCAGGCCCCGCTTGATGATTCTCTGGCGCCCATCGGGCAGCTCCTCAACCACTGTGAACTTCATCGCGGTCACCACCCCATCTCCGACATGACCTGGACCTCGATCTCTTCCGCTAACCACCCGCCCGGGTCGTGTAACCCGTCACCGCGCTCAACGATCACTACCTGCCCGGCCTCAACCTCCAGCCGCAGTTCTTCCTCGGTCATAGCTAGCCCGCTTTCCTGATCTTGAAGTCGGTGCGCTTCACCTCAACCCAACGGCCGGTTCCGCTCTGCACACTCGCCACAGCGAGAGCGACCGCAGTGTGGGCGTTCGCCGCTTCATCCCCCAAAAGGAACCGCAGCGTGCCCTCAACCTTGCTTACCGGCTCAACCCACTTACGGCCTGTCGACTGGTCCCAAATCTCAACCTTCACCGCTTACCCCTCTCGTCTTCCTGCCGCTTTTTCCGTTCTTCTTCCTCCCGCGCCCGTTTCTTCATCGCCTCCACATATTCGTCTTTGACGTTCGGGTCATATCTTGGGTCGTAGTCGCGCATCATCAAAACCCTTCCCATTCGCCGGCCGGAGTGCCATCAGCGAACACCAGCCGCTTCACCACCCGGTAGGCGCTACCGAACGACTTCATATCAGCGATAGCCACCAATGCATCCACGTAGCTGTCAGCGATATCAACGCTTAACGCCGCGCGGGACTGCACACCCCACTGAACCCGCTTCGGCAACATATTCCCTCGAGTCTTCATATCGGCGTTACCACTCTCCACCCATCCGCGCCAGTCCCCTTACGGCGAATCACCAGCCGGTGCGTCTTCCAATTCTCTTCTCTGCCATGCCACTTCTCGGCCTTCTCACGGTTTTCACCGAACACCCGATCTACCTTCCCGGTGTCGATGAGAACCGCACCCCACTCAAACCTAGGCACCGCGGCGCACCGTGACCTTCCCGTCCTGCCGGTAGCGCCGCATCTGCGCACCCGTCAAAACCTCATTGAACCGCGCCCCGTCCTTCTCGGTGGCTACACCTACATACCGCTTCGTGTGCGGTAGACCTTCAGGGTTCGACACAAACTCAACGTCGAACGACGTCAACACAACTCGCTTAGCCATCTTCAAACACCCACCTTCACGCGACGAACAACAAACCGGAACGGGTGAGGCTCGTTGTCCCTGTGAGCCTTGATGTCTTCCTGCGCCTCTTCCCGGATCGAGCGGTCAGCGAACAACCCGTTAGGCGTCGCCGGGTACTGAGCCAAGTCTTCCCACCCACACCCGTAGTTCCCCTGTAGCACCTTGTAGTAGTGGTTCTTGCGCTTCATCGCTTTTCATCCCCTTTCGTTGACGTTGACGTTACTCTCCCAACCCCACACATGCAACCCCCCCCTGCAAAGTTTTATGTGAGACGAGGAGCAGACATCCAACAACACTCCGCACACACATCCACATACACCCGCGAATCCTGCTTCATCCGCCGCACAAGCTTCCGCAACTCACCGAAATAACCAGGCCGATCAGACACCAACCGAAAATCCTTAGTCCGATCAGTGAACACCCGAACCCCAAACACACCAGACCCAGGACCAAACAACTCTCCCAGATCCTCCACCTTCACCAACCGCGCGTAATCCACACTGTCAGCACACAACCCATCAGCGTTAAGCCTCATCACACACCCAATCCCCAACGCGCACCCGAACCAACAACTATCCGAAACCCATCAACAGCAGCGTCGAAAAACACCTCACCCGCCACCACGCGCCGCTCCAACAAATCGAACTCATCCCGACGCATCAAAGCAACAAAATGCGTGCCGTCAACCAGATACGTAACAGCCGACACCCTCTCCC